AAATCTTTGTAATACATTTAATTTTTCTTCAGCTTGTGCAATTTTATCTATTTGTTTGTCTACTTCATCAATATGTTGCGGATGTTCACCAATTCCGACTGATTTACTCAGGTATATAGTTATTGTTGCATGAGCTTCTGATACTTGAGCATTATACTTATCTTCTAATGCTTTTATTATTAGATTTCTAAACTCCACAAAGGCCTTCGCATTCTTGATTGAAGAGATCTGGCCCGTCATCATTTTTAAATTTAACTTCGTCTAAAGGTACACACTGTCTATGTACAAAATTTTTTACTTTAGGATTATGCATACGCATCTTTTTATCAAATTCTACAGCAGATGCAAATTCTTTCGGTCTGTTATTTCTCATATCTATCCAAAAGTTGTCATCATGAAAAGGACAGCCAATACACGCAGACTTAACTGGTATTTTAAATCCTTTACCTTCATACCATTTTAAACAATCTGTTCTTGACATCTTCTTATCAATTAATGGCCATACATTTTTTTGCCACCAAAATCTAGATGGTTTCATACGCATGATTTCATCAGTTGATATACCAACCCAAACTTCTATGTGTTCAGTTTTTGGAAATCTCTGTCTTGGTTTAAGTCCACATAGTTCTCTAATCTTTTTTGCAATTGGAGTTATCTTGTATTCTCTCGTGCATTGTCTACGACCCATACCTTTTTTACCTTGATCATTTAAAGTATAAAACGGTGCGGAAGCAAATTGGTTACCGCCTGGTGCGAGAGCCGTGAGGATGTCATCTTGAATATTACCTTTCTTAACAATGTGTACAGGGTAACTTAGAACGCTTCTAAGGTACTCAAGGTGTTTTATTACTGGTTCAGGTTCCCAACCCGTATCAGCAAATACAGCTGCATCAGGTTTTACACCAAACTCTCCAGCATCTGCCATCAAGGCCATTGTAGAGCTCTGTACGCCCGCTCCAAGGCTAAGAATTCTTAGTCTAGGTTCTTTTTCCATAACGTCTCCTTCCGAATAAAGTTCTCCAGCACCAGCTTCTGCCAATACTTATTACTGTAAATATAACAGCTATATGAAAACTCTCCCACACTGTTGGATACATACCAAAATATGGAAAGATCCAAAGCTGTATCAATGTTGATAGAATCAAACCGCTGCCAACATCTATACAAGTTTCAAATAAATTTCTCATGCTAATACTTTCATTATTGATCTTCCAATTTCTTCTGCGATTTTCGGGACGATAGCATTCCCCAATCCTCTAAGTCTGTGTGCCCTGCCGGGTACCCCATTAACCACTCTACCCACATTGGGTTCAGAGAGCCAATTTGCCTCCCGCAATGTCCAGCTACTACTTCCTCTAGATTTGATTTGTTCCTGTTCGCTAGTTTCTCCCGGTTGTTCTCTGTAATATTTGGAAATACTTTGTTCGCTCTTGGTGTTGGCCACATTAGATGCGGATTCGCTACTTGATCGTTCAAACTTATTGGCATTTTCTTTTTTAATTTCATCTTCATTCTTTTCTCTGACGCTGGACCTCTCATGCAATTTGCGTCTGGTGTTCTCCATAATCTCATTGTCTCTGGATCTACCTGCTCTCTCAGGTTTGAAGGTCGTGTCCTCCCTTTCCTCTGTCCTGTCATTAATTTTATTGTCCCCTCTTTTGATCTCGGAGGTAAGTGATCCATTGTGTTTGGAGTAGCCCACAACCCAGAATCGCTCTCTTTTGTGCGGAGCACCGACGCCTGCAGCTGGAATAATAAACGTTTGGATTTCGAAGCCTTCACTTTCCAAGTCAGAGCATACTGTTTCGAATACCATGCCGTCTTGGATGTTAATAATACCTCTGACATTTTCTGCAATAACGAAGGTGGGTTGGACTTCTTTAATGACTCTAAACATTTCAGGCCAGAGATATCTATCGTCTGCTGTGCCTTTTTGTTTTCCTGCAACGCTGTATGGCTGGCACGGGAACCCACCTGTGAGTATATCAACTCTTCCATAGGTTTCTTTAATCTCTTTCCCTTTACACTCTTTAATGTCATTGTATATCTTAACCCCTTTCCAATGTTTTTGCAGCAACATTCTGCAGTAATCTTCTTTCTCACAGAAGGCTATTGTATTAAAGCCAACCTTTTCTAATCCAATACTGAACCCACCAATACCACTAAATAAATCAAGATGGTTCATTTGTTGCCCTGTACATATACTAAATAATCTTCACCAATTGGATAATGATATTTATAATCTGTGCTTAATAAATGTAAACTATCTCTTGCTCTTGTTACTCCTGTATACCAAACTTTTTTTTCATTTGATTTTTCACCCTTATCTTTGTGTCTGTAACTTGATGGCCAATTTGCTTTTGAGTACAACAATACATGATTTGCCTCGTCACCTTTGACAGAGTGTATTGTATCTATAATAACATTTGGAGGTTGATCTAGTTTAGTTTGTTTATATCTTTTAAGTAGTCGTAAAAAGTAAATCACTTGCCTTGGCTTAAAGTTTCTTCTTAAGATCCACCACCAAGCTTTCTTTTGTGCTTCATCAGGTAAATCTAAACCACACCATTCTTTCAAAGCTGTAAAATTATATCGTTTATAGTCTGGTTCCCTTGACCAAAATTTACTTGTTCTATAATCTGAATCAGTAACTTCTCTTATGTATTTGAACATAGCTTCAGCTTCTTTCTTCATAATTTCTCTACCATTAGATATTGCAGTCCATGATTTTATAGCTAACCATTGGTTTTGATCAAATGACTTTTGTCCTTTGTTGTCAGAAAAATATATACCTGCATCTTTAGCTAGAGCTTTTAATTCGTTTACTGATGTGTGTATTCTTCCTAATAAAAACCATTTACCTTTTTCTTTTTCGAATGGTATCTCTTTGAAGCTTAAATATCTTTTTACCAATCCCTCTTTGACTAATGGTTCAAATGATTTATCTACACTATCAAGAATTCCTTTACGAACAATTTGTGAGAACTGATGTATTGCTTGTCCAAATCTTCTTGTTTTACGCAGCACAACCTTTCTTCCTGGAAAGTACTTTGTAAAGTATCGTGTGTCAGCGCCATTCCATTGATAGATTGCTTGGTCATCATCACCTGCTAAATAAATTCTTTTTACTTTGTCAGACATTTTATAAATCAAAGACCATTGCAACGGAGTAAAATCTTGTGCTTCATCAAGAATCAAAACATCAAGCTCTGGAAATTCTACTTCATGCAAAGCTCTTTCAATCATGTCTGTAAAATCTAAAAAAGATCTTTCTCCTCCTGCAGTTTTGTAATGTTCATATGTGCTTATCTTTCTGGTATAAACATCTAAGCTGTCTTTCTTTTGTGATTCTCTTTTGTAGACAAGAACAGGATCTTCTAATAAGTTTCTAGCCTTATCGTATATACCCAATGACCAGTCAGAATAAGTAAAGTTATCTTGTGATAATCTGTTGTCTGATCTCTTAACAAAGTTATTTGTCAGAGCATAGTCAATCATACAATCTTTAGTATCAAATATTTCTTCTTCAAAATATCGTCTGCAATAAGAGTGTAGTGTTCTAAATCTTGAGAATGATTTATTATCTAAATGTGGAAAAGCATCTAATGCTCTAAGCTTTGCAGTATCAACGGCTTTGTTTGTAAATGATACGAAGGCTATCTTCTCTGGGTCAACACCTTTTTTTAAATATTTTTTGACAACCTTTTCAATTAATGTCCAAGTCTTACCTGTACCAGGTGGACCAAAGATTTTAATTGTTTTGTGGTGTATCTGTTTTTGTTTCTGGAGTCCTAAATTTGTTGTGGTACTCATCATCCATCTCACTAAGTTCGTTAGTTTGTTGTTTTGGTTTTATCTTTTGGTGATTAACAAACTCAGGCATAGTTACATACCATACATTTCTTTCACCTTCAAAGAAATCATGTTTCTCGCAATCCAAAAGCCTAACAGCTTGGTTTACGCTCTTAAATGGTGTCTTTCTTTTCTCTAAAAAATCATGCAAGGTATTACGTTTAAAGTAACAAATATTGTCTTTACTATCTAACACAGTGTAACCATCTTTGAGTTTGGTAAAATCGTCTTGCTCAATGGTGCTTTCAAAAAATATTTTAAGTGTATTGTATTTCTCTTCTTCTTTGGTATCTTCATATTTAAATGCGGTATTCTCTGTGGCAGATTCTAATAAGTGTTTCATCAGCAGCTCAAACGGACTTGGTCCTTTTTTTGGTCTTGGTAATGTTAACCAAAATATTCTGTATTTAGCTAGACAGACTCTCCAAGATTTTTCGTCTTTTGTATCTTCTGGTTTAAATGTAATGTGTCTATCTCTAAAGTCACATTCATAAATAATACCCTTTGAATCCTCAGTGTAAATTAAATTACCAAATTCATTTTTAATGTCTGGTGCCTGTACTCCAATACCTAACTTTCTAAGTTTACAAGTTTCCTTATCACATATTGAAGCTACAAAGTTATGCTTTGGTGGACAGAAATATTCGTAACCTTTATTGTGTACAGACTGAGCAGTGCCATCACTTTCATTTCTTTTTAATGGTCCCTTAGGATGTGTTGCAAAGATTGTCTTCTGTCTTTCCCAAGCAACGTCTTTCAGTTGTTTAACAGTTAGGTTACCTTCAGCTTTTTTCATTTCAGTAACACAAACATTGAATAGCATATTGTTTCTGTCTCCCGTCCATCCCTCTTGAATTACTTTCTGTACACAAGGTGGATAGTCTCTCCAATCTGTTTCTGCGTTGTATTCTGTAACTTTATATTTGTAGAATTCTTCTGGCTTTAGTGTTTTTTCTTTTGCTAATTGCAAAAAACCACCTAGCATCAATGGTGTATTAGTATCATCAAATGCATACTCAACTGCAGCATTGGCATTGAAGTATGGCATACCAACACCTTTGTTTAATGGAAATACTTCTTTTGATAAAAAATATTCTTTGTTAATCTCTTCTAACTTATCTTTTACTTTTTGTTTGTCAGCCCAATCGCTGAAGAAAATAAATAAATGTAATCCACCTGACTTTGATTTAACAGGTACAAGTGGTAATTCGAAATCTCTTATTATGTCTACGTATTTTTTAGATGTGTATTCTTTGTAATTTGCTGGATCGATATCTATGCATGACCATTTTAACTTATCACCATTCTCTGGTCTGATACCTATTTGTGCTTTACCTTCAACATGTCCCTTCCACAGTTCCTCTGTGACTGGTTCGTGTATCGTGGAGTATGAAGCTTTTCTCTTGCCCCTCTCATCCATCTCTCCCGTCAGAGAGATGGACAAGTATTGGGAAGAGTCTCCTTCAAATAATTGAAGTAGCTCTTTTTGCATTAGAACGGTGTACTTTGATCTTGAACCTGCTTAGCATCAGCAGATCCTTCCTTACCGAAGTCAACCTTACCAAAGATGTCGCTTTTCTTAGCGGACTCATAAAACGCCTTTGTCGACTCTAATGTACTCGACAAACTTGGATCATCTAGATATCTATCGAATTCGACGACCCAACCGTACCAAGAGTTCTGTGAGTTACTTTCTTTAGTGGTCTTTAGTCTATAGGCTGTAGCCCAAGACGGTGGTGTAAAGAAACCTTTCTTACCTTTCATTCTACGACTCTGCATCATAGAATTCCAAGTCTTACTCTTTTTCTTCTGAGTAGATTTCATAGAGATTAGCGCAGTCTCAACTGGTGCATAATCTTTATCTAAGACATAAACAAAATGGTTACCTGTATCTTCTACATAGTTTCCATTCTCTAGTCTGTCTTTACCATCATCACCTCTACTTGTTGTAGACATGATTGCTGGATCCATATGGATACCAACTGGTCTTCCAGGACTATCGCCTCTGTCTTTCCACTCATTAAACGTGTTTATATATAAACATGGTACAACGATTAATCCTTCTTTACCTTTAAAAAGATTTCCAGACGTTTCGTTGTAAATGTCTCCTTGTTTAGCAGACTCAATATACTTGCCGTCTGAGTCGTCAAGTACAGCTGAATTGCTATAAAGGATTTTTAAGATAGGGAGTTTAGTATCCCTTGCAGTTACGAACTCTTGTCCTTGTCCTGCTAACTCTTCCAAATTAAATTGCGTTGGAACACCCGCTTCTTTTTTAACAGCTACATTATTAGCTGCATCTTTTGCTTGTTGCATGTTACTCCTTCGTTGTTAACTTTGTGCGTGTTGCTACATAAACACCGAATAAATCGGCAGGAACGTCTTTCCCCTTTTCTATTTGCTCTCTTACGAAAGCTTTAAGAGTCATCGGTTCTACCTTTTCGGCTTGCTTAACATTATGCCCTTTATTTCGTAAATCGTCAACTAGAGATTTCGCCATGTTGTCTTCATTACGACCAAAGGTTAATGTTACATTGTTTTTAATTAGATCCGCATAATTATTTTCACGGAGCCAATCAAAAGCTTCTTCCGTTCGAGAGGCAGGTATTCTCGCACCATAATATGGTTTGATTTCTACTGCTGTACCGTCGGTTAGTTTGATAGAAGCTGCACCAGCTTTCTGCATTAAGTTTGGTATGTCTTGTTCAGAAAGTTTCAGCTCTTGTTCTTTTTTCTTTTTTAATTGATCTTCTAACGCTGATACTTCTTTCTGAATGTCCAATAACTTATTACAGGCAGTGGCAATATCTTCCATCGCTGTTGTGTCGAGAGTAATATTCTTCGACATTTGTTCTAAGTCCATAGTGACCTCCTTGATGCCATGTAATCTAATAATTTGACATCGTCAAGAAAAAAATATATTGATGGGATTAAATGAAATTTCAATATAAAACACAACCTTTCCAACATCAAAGGGATGCATTGATAGCAGGAGCTAAACATCGTGATTATGCATATTTTATGGAAATGGGTACAGGTAAAACAAAAGTTGCAATTGATAACGCAAATTATTTTTTTAGAAATTCTTGGATAGATTGGGCAATAGTAATTGCACCTAATTCAGTATATCGTAATTGGATAAAAGAAATTCAAACACACAGTCATGGAGCTGTCATACACGTACACAAAGACAAAGAAGTATATGGTGATAAACGTCATCCTGAAAGACATTTAAAATGGTTTTTAATAAACGTAGAAGCACTATCCCATAAGTCTGGTGTAGAAAAACTAAGAGATATACTTTCTAGAAAGAATGTTAATCATCTGATGATTCTAGACGAATCCACCACGATAAAAAACAGATCAGCAAAACGAACACGAAACATTTGTAAACTAGGGAAACTAGCAAACTACCGAAGAATCCTAACAGGATCACCAATAACAAAATCTCCATTGGATCTATATACACAATGTGAATTCTTAAGTCCACAGCTTTTAGGTTTCGATTCATATTTTACTTTTAGAGCTAGATACGCAGTAATGCAGCAGATTGAAATGGGTGGCAAACAAATGCTTTTCCCTAAATATTATACTAATCTTGAGGAACTAACAGATAAACTTAGACACTTTTCATTCAGAGTACAGAAGAAAGATTGCCTAGATCTCCCCGATAAACTCTACACAATAAGAAAAATACAGCTTACGCTTAAACAAGCAGAGGTATACAACAGATTAAAGAAGTTTGCATATGCAGTAATCAATGATGATGAGGTAAGCTTTCAAAATAAACTTACAGAGATATTAAGACTGCACCAGGTAGCAAACGGGTTTGTTAATGCTGACGATGGTTCTGTACAGGTATTTGATGATTGTCCTAAGATCAAAGAATTAATGACCATATTGGATGAGTCCGAGGGTAAGTTTATAATATGGGCTAATTATGTACAAAATATAAAAACTATTATTAACAAATTGAAGGAGAAGTACGGTGCTGACTCTGTGGTTTCGATTTTTGGAGAAGTTTCAACTAAAGATAGGCAACAAGCTGTCGCCCGTTTTCAGGATGATGATAGCTGCCGTTTTTTTGTTGGTAATCCTTCCACTGGTGGTTATGGCCTCACCCTTACATCTGCTTCTTACGTGGTGTATTTCAGCAATTCGTATAACCTGGAAGTACGTGAACAAAGTGAAGATAGAGCTCATAGGATCGGGCAAGACAAGAATGTAACTTACATAGATCTTATAGCTGATAATACTATCGATGAATTTATTGTTGGTGCTTTAGATAAGAAGATGAAACTATCAGCTCAAACTCTTGGTGAAGAAGTTAAGAAGTGGATAAAGTAGAATAGTATTGTTCTACCTTTTTAAACCATTTATCTTCATACTCAGATAACTTTGCTTGATCCATTTTAAAACCTTGAAACAATAAATCCTTAGTGCATACCGCTATAAATCCTTGCAAGATCTCGCCATGTTGTTTCTTATGTGCTAAACTATATGCTGCAATTTGATAGAAATAGTCCTCTATCCACTCTTCTCTCTTAGGTTTATTTGATTGTTTGAAGTCAATTATTGTAGGTTTATCATCAAAGATACCTACTAAATCTGTAGATCCTGCCCATTTATCCTCGTATGCTAGGTTTACCTCGCTCCCATATATGGTCTTTAAAGGCCCTAAGCCGTCCTCTATGACATGATGAGCCATTAACCTGGCCTGAGCACCCTCTTTGGACAAATTGAAGTATCCTACGCCGTTTATGTAATTTTCTAGTACATAGTGCATTTCTGTGCCTCTAGTGGCTGCCTGATTCATGATTCGTTGAGCTTCTTGATGACCAACTCTTTCTCTCCATGCATCGAGTCCTGCTTTCTTTTCTGGGCTTTGTGTTGCTGAAAGTATTGTTGTAACTGATGGAACTTTCTTTTCGCCTACTTTGTAGGTTCTTGGTCCGTTATCATCGTCTCGAAAGTAATTGCTATAAGAGTATTTATTATCCCACTTATAATCTGTAATCGTAAACTTATTCTCTTCTCGGATTATCTTCATCCGAGATCTATACTACATATGATTTGAAAGTACAGCTAAAAGAATTGCACCTAATCCGCCTACAATAAACTTTTCCATTCTAGCGATTCGTGCTTCCATTCTGTCTATTCTATCAAATGTTTGTTTTTGCATGTATCTGCAAATTTTTTCATGATGTTCTATCTTTTGTAATGCTGATTTTTTAGCCATTATTGTTGTCCCCTTTCTGCTATTGCTGCACTTAATGCATCGTTAGGGAATAAACTTTGAAATTGTTGTTTTCGATTAGCTTGTGGTTGAAAAACTTGCGGTGCCATTTTTGTATATGCAGGTGAACCAAAATTAGGTGTTGTTGTATTAGCTACGTTTGGAACACTTACATTATTTTGTGCAGGTGGCACAAAATTAACAGTTTGATTCGCAACATTTACACCCTCATCAGATCCTTTGATATAATTTACACCACCAATAGCCGCTTCGTTTGTACCCTCTTTGACAGTTTTCAGTTCAGGATAAAACCTATCTTTTAATTTTGAGTTTATTGCATTCATACTAAAACCATATTGGGGTATTAGAATATCTTTATTTAATAAGTAATCAGTAACTTCCTCAAAATCTATTTTCTTAGGGTCAACTTGTGGAAAGTCTTTATCTTCTTGAGCTGCCCAATTTAGTAATTTGAACATAGATTTAGGAACATTTTGAGGTGTAGCTCTTCTCCCTAATTTTTCCATTCTTTCAAGATCTGTGTAAACATCTAATAAAAATTTTAAACTTTTAGGGTTTGCTAAATAATATCCACCTGCTGCAAGAATAAAAGTAAGAGGTATTGCACCCATAATACCACCAGACGCTGCGGCACCCGCAAACAATCCACCCGCAATGACCGATTGGCCAGGTCCTGAAAGCATAATTCTTCTCATTAGATATGAGTTTGAATCAGATATAACTTTACCATATTCTGCTTCCATCAAATCAATTAACTTACCAAGGTTTTGTGCAGCCTCTTTTCCTTGTCTGCCACCTCCGTACATTTCTGTCCACTTAGCAATAGACGCTTGTTTACTTGCGCTATCAAAATAACCCATGTTGTTTCTAAATTTTACTATATTAAATTGACCTGCATCTTTTGCAGTCGCTTTAAGAGCTTGTGTATCTATTTCTCCAAGACCATATCGTAATGCTTTTTCGGGATCAAATCTTTTTACAGCTTCTAAATTTTCTGTACCCGCAGCTTTAAATATATCTTTCATACCTTTAAAATCGACTACTCCTGTTTTCTTTGCATCATTTATGTATTCACCTAAAGTTTTTGCAACACCAGGTGGTTGTTGGTCGAAAGATTTAATTATTGATTCCCACAAGTAATTTGTTCGTGCTCTATTAAATAACTCTTGGCCTGCTTTGTTACCTTGATTGACGCCTAATATAAATTTTAATTGTTCCATTGCTTGAGGAGCCATAGAATCATTTTGCGTAAATACATTTCTTATTGCATTTTCCCACATAGCACTCTCACCTGTTCTTCCAGGGTTAAGCACACCTGCCATTGCTTTTGTTGCGAAAATATTAGCTTCAGAGTTTTTTAATTTTTTTGCTACAGGACTGTTAAAAGCACTTACTGTAGTTGAGAAATATTTATTAGCATAAAACAAAGAATCACCAAATTGTTTCATGTCGTTAACAGTTTTTGTCAAAAATTCATCTGCAGTTTGTTTTCCTGAGGATGCAATTAATTCATCATATTGTTCTTTGAACACTGGACTTTTCATATAGCCATCAATTGCTGCTGGATTACCTACTTTGTTAAAACCATTCTTCATATTAGTTTGTAAAGCCCAAAACATATTTAAAGGATCATCAAGTCCACTATTAGCAAAATCTCTCATAATTGTTTTCATCAAACCTTGATATTCAGTAGGTGTAATGTAGTCATCTATACCTCTAAGTTTGTTTATAGTATCTACAAAAGGATCTCCAAACTCAGAGCCTTTTTTAAAGGCTGCACCATATTCAGGTATTCTAGCACCATCTTTAACTACCTTACCTGTAAATGGTTCTAATGAACTTTTTTCAAACCCTTCCATAATTTCAGTTGCTGCTTTTTTAACATCAGCTGTTGGTATGATTCTTGGATTACCCATTTTTTCAGTAAGTTTATCAACTACTGTGTAGTTAGCTCTTATACTTTCAAAAAATTGATTTAAATTATTTCTCATTACTGGTAAGAATTGCAAATTCATAATACCAACATGTTGAATTGGTGCCTTATCAGTCACCTCTGCTAACATAGCCTCAAAAGCTTGTTTCTCAAATTTTTGTCTTTGTTTCTTTGCAAAGGTGTTAACGATAGGAATAACACCAAATATTTTTTCGTATGCAGTTATTATTCTTCCCCCAATTGATCCTGTCTTAGCTACAGCTGGTATAGTCATTTCTATGTTTTTCTTTTGTGCAAACTCAGCTAATTCTTTTGACTCTTTACTTCCTAATCCTAATGGCCCTTTCATTCCTCTCATTACAGTTCCTAATATAGGAGCAATTGATGAACCAATTAAATTATAGAACAAAGCATTCTGCATTGCTTCTGCTCCGTGAACAAATACTTGTTGTGCGTAAGGTAACTTTTTAATATCATTGTTAGATACCTCAGATAGATCTTGTAGAACTGCACCATTAAAATCCGTAGCCATGTTTGCAGCATCGTAGAGAACAGATCCAGCTCCAGCACCCGCAGAACTTACTAGTTGTGATTTTACTTCAGTTGCTAATAATTGAGAGGGAAACTTACTTAAATTTCTAAATCCATCAGCTACATTACCAGCCACTCTTGCAGCACGATTTAATATTTTTACATTTTTTACAATAGGTAATTTGTTTGCAATAGCTTTAAAACCATCAAACTTATCTGCTGCCGCCATGTACTTATTTGCACCATAACCCTGCATAGGATCTCTTCTAAACTCTTCAATAATTTTTGGCATGTCTTTTATATAAACATATCCTGCACCTGCAACGTCTCCAATTAATTCTAAATCTGATCTTTTAATTCCTCTATCTTCACTGGCGAACGGGATCATTCCTTTAGTTGCAGTAGTAAATGGTTGAGCCTTTTCTGTTTTTTCTTTTGCAATAAGCTTAGAACCGATTCTTCTTTCCTTTTCTATTTCAGTTACACTTGAGTAACCTTTAAGAACACCTTGTTGAAAAGCCATATCAACTGCATCTCTTTGTGTGGCATTAAGCTCTTCTGGATTAAATGTTTTATTATCTAATCTTGTCTGTAATTCTTTGATACTTGCCATTACTTAATACTTTCAAGGTTTGTATTCATGTTTTGAATAACACTTTCACCCGCCATTTGCATTGCTTGTTTATTTAAGTAAGAAGCCACCTCTGGCATAAATGAAAAGTTAGTTGTTAGATATCTTGTGTTACCACCCAAAGCTATAAATTGTTGTGCTTTGTTTTTAAATTGATCTTGAAGTTCTCTGTTAAGATCCTTGTACTGACTTCTAATTTTCCTATCTGATGTAAGTACTTTAAATATTTCCGTACGATTCGCTGCATCTTCAATGTCAGCTCTTGTTAATCTATCTTCATCTTTGTTTGCGTTTGCAAGAATATATTTCATCCTTGTTTCGATTAATGCTGCTCTTGTTATTTCACTTAAAGTACCATCTGAAGTAACGTTATCTAAAATACCTCTTATTTCTTTTCTAAATTCTCCTACAAGCTCGTCTTGTTCTTTTTTTTCTTCTTCATTAAGAGATCTTATTTCACCACTCTGTTTATCTAAAGCATCACCCATAATCATGTCATTTACTATTATATCGTCAATTTCAGTATTTTGAGCTGAGCTTATATCGCCAAAGCCAAACATTTCAGCAAAGTTAGAAACCGCACCACCAAGATTTTCAACACCTAAAGATATTAAACCAGATCCACCAACTGCTTTGTTTGAAAGTTTTTGTATTTCGTTTGTCATCTTATAACCAAGTGCAATACTTCCTAATTGTGCTCTCTTTTTATCTAATCTAGTTGTGCTTGGTTTCACTACGTTATACTCAGCATATTTCATAGGAACATATTCTGTCCCTATTTCTTGACCTTGTTCATTGTATTTTGGAATCATAATTGCATCTGTTCCAGAGTTCTTAAATACATCTTTGTCATACGCAACTCTTCCAAATAATGCATTTGGATCTTCAACAAGAATTCTTTGTCTTGTACCTGTTACAGGACCAAAGCCTCTATTAATACCATCATCTTTACCTTTTTCTTTTGATTTTAAAAATGCAACAGCTAAATCATTTCTCCTGTCTGCCTCTTTTGAATACAATGCCATAGCAGTATCTACTGTTTCACCACCAGCTTTACCAAGAACATCTAAAAATCCTTTTATTCCTGACTCTGATGTTTTACCTTGCATCAATCCTGACGCTAATTTCATAAGAATTAAATCATTTGTTTTATCATTACCACCTGTAAGGTTTTGTATTCTGTCATAAAATCTATTGAATTGTTCTGCTTCTGCTGCATTTGCTTCTGATAATGCTTTATCTTTTAATTTTTTACCTGCTGAAGCAGCACCCTCTTGCATTTTGGCTGTGTCTGCAATTTCATCATCAGACATAATTGTTCCTGATATTTGTCCGTTATCTTTAGGAAGTTTTGTTTCGTCAATAACATTACCTTTAAGATTTGGATCATTTGTTTGGAATGAGAATGTTTCAGCTATTTGGTCAGCAGTAATAGCTGATTTAATTCCGGCTTCATCTGCTTGTTCATAAGCCATTGTTAATATTTCTTGAGCTTGTTTTTTGTACTCAGGTTTTGTTGTATCAATGTTTGGATTTTTCTTATCATTTTCAATTGCATTAATAACAATTCTTACAGGATCATCACCAATTACTTGTGGTTCTCCCGCTTGTGCTCCGCCTGTTCTATCTCTAGTTAATTCTCCGCCGACTATTCCACCAAAACCAACAAGAGAAGTACCTGCTGGAATTCTGTCATAAACTTGTTTACCTGTTTGTTTAAAAGCTTTGGCTGTTTCAGGGAATTTCTTTGCGAAAGTTCTTTGTCCTCCAGCCATTCTTAATCCTCTTGCTACTAAAGGTGTACCTAACAACACTGATCCTATTCCAGAAACCATTGCTCCCATATCTCCCTCTCTTGCACCTTCTATAATATCTGAAGTACCTTGTCCTGCTACTTGTAAACCAAACCCACCTTCTAAAGTACCTGTTGTACCTGGATTTCTTTTAGCAAATCTTGTTGCTAAACCTTGTAGGCCTGAGCCACTGCTTAAACCTTTTCCTCTTGAACCAATAATTCTTTGTGCTGCAGTTCCTTGATACCCTAATGGAAAACCACCTCCGCCTGCTTGAGCAGCTTTTGATGTACCTAGCCCACCAACTTGTCTAGCTTTTTTAAAAGTTTTATAACCTCTATATGCTGCCGGAGCTAATCGAGCTAGACCTGCGCCTATTCCGTAAATTATTGGTAGCATTGTTATTTCCCCCTGTTAGCTAAATTATAAGCGGCATATGCACTAATACCTGTTCCTGCAGCCTGAGCTAAAGGATTACTACCTGGTGCCGTGGTCGCTGTTACGGCTGACTGTGATGTTGGCATATTTGTCATGATGCCTTTTAAGAATTCTAATCTTTGATATGGTTCGTAAGATCTAGATAAATCTGTTTGTCTTTGTGCATCTAATGCTTGTTGGCCTAAAGCTCTTTGAACACCGCCTGCTTGTAATAAACTTGCAATGTCTGCTTGTTGCATGGCTTGTTGTTGACCACCCAAAGCACCAAGAAGCTGTCCCCCAGCTTGTTGAATACCTTGTTGTTGAGCTGCCAAACCTGCAGCAGTTTGGAATCCTTGTGCCATAGATTGACCAATGTTTGCTTGTCTTGCTCTTTCTATCTCAGCTTGTTGAATACCTTCTCTTGCTCCACCAAAGGCACCTGCTCCTACTGCATTAGCTGATAATTGATTCGAAGCCATGTTTGCTTGTCTTGTAATCTCATCTGTTACATATGATTGATATGGATTTAAAAATTGATTTATGTTCGGAGCTTGCATTGAACCAAGCACTGAACCAATACCTGCAGCTGTAGTTTGTGCTCCAACTCCTGTCGCTCCTGCTTGTTGAAATCCTGCTTGTTCTAATCCTGTTGGAGCTGCAACTTGAAACGCAGGTAGACCTACAGGTGTAGATGCTAACTTAGCTGCCTGATCGTAGAGTGCGAGTTTTCGGCTTTCTACTTCTGGTGCTTCTCTAGCAATTGAGACTTGTGTTCCTGAAGTGGAGCCGCCTCCGCCGCCACCTCCTCCTCCGAAGATGAAACTCATATTATTTTAGCTCCTTTGTATATAAATATCTTTTTACTTTCCATTCTTTCGTACCCAAAAATCCTTTCCAACCCGGTCTTGCATGCACTGCTATCTTCTTGCAACCCTCTGATCTCGCTAGATCCTCTATAGTTTCTGCAGCTTCGTCTTGCCATAGTTGTCTTTTTTCTCCTTTTAACAATATTACTTCACACTGTTTGTAGTTCGGTAAAACCATTATACGAGTGACAAATACACCGAACACTTTGTACTTCTCACCATCGTCAGAGCCAAACATCATAAATAATTGAAAGGCTCCTTGTTCAATTCCTTCTTTAAGATCTTCAATACTCATGGGGTCTCCATCATATTTCAGACCTTCTCTTAACATAAACTCTACAAGCGACCAGTACTCGTCGAGCTTTTTAGCTTCGATGTATAATACACCGACTTCTTTTTTAATTTGCTTTTTTTCTGGACGCATCTAGCAAATCAAAAATTCTTTTAAACTTCGCCTGTTGGTCATAAAAGAATGCAGCACCTTTTTTACGCATATCTTTATAACTCTTAGGGTTACCACCTTCCATGATACCTGCACCAAGTATAGCATCTGCTCTTGAAACAAACTCACCATCAGCTAGTTGTGCTAACATAGTATCTTCGTCTTTGTCTCCTACACCTGCTCCATCCTCTACATATCCAGAAGCTCTTATATAGTTATTTGTGTCTTGTTCATCGTGGTCAATTTTAGATGGTAAGTAATTTATACCACCTTCGTTAAATTTTCTTACTTCTGCAATTCCACCTTTGCTAAATGTATAAAGAGAATTACCTTGCTGATATGAATAAGGACTCATACCTGACTGACTCATTGCATTTGAATCATCGTATTGATATGTATCTAAAAGATTTGCTAATTGATCATCAGCTTTTTTCTTTGCTTTCTCATAATCTTCAGGTCTTGTACCTTCAGGCATTTCTGTAGGTTCGTCTTCACCTAATAAACTTGTTGCTGCTAAACCAACACCTAGTTTTCCACCTGTACCTAAGCTCATAAATCCAGATCCTTTCATCAAAGCTTCTTTACCACCGCCTGCTGCAATTTCTTCTGCCGACATTGCTTTTACTTGGTCTGTAGTCATAGGGCTTTTTCCAACTAAGCCTGATATACCTTGACCTGCAAGTGTATTACCTAATTGAGATCTTAAAAGAGCTCCTCCTGTACCTTGGCCTGCTATCGTATTACCAATAGAACCAAAAGCTTGTGGTGCAAATGATCCCATAGTTCCTTGACCTACACCTGCCATACCTGCAAATTGTCCAAGACCGCCTGCTATTGCTGCATCTCTTAATGATCTTTTTGTTGATTTACCTCTAAGCTTTTGTATGCCAAAGGTTGCTAATGCTATAGTAAATGGATCCATAATATTTTAACTAGTTATTATGGTATTTTAACTTATATATGAGGTTTCTTCAATATCAGTCGATTTTATAGAATTCGTCCTTAACTTTACCAGTATACTTATACTCTCCAATATGGCTTATTTCTTCGTCACATAGAGCAAAAATCTTACCACCAATAGCTCTCCAAAGTTGGCAGAAATAAAAATCTTCACCCATATAAGTTTTCTTAGACGGACTCCAATATGTATCAAAAAAGTTATAATAGTTTGGTCTATCTATAAGCTCACCATTCATTAGAGTTTTTTGTTTAATAACAAGCTCTTTGTAGTGTTCTTTAAGCTTTTCAAATACAGATTTCTTTATCATCATCATGCCTGTAGGTCCTTTAATAACTTCAATATACCCATCCACAGGTCTAATATCTTTTGTATCTGGTATCTCAATAGGAAACAAATGACCCATAGTATTTATGTCATCATCAGGTCTTGTTTCAAAATCTTTTCTAAACTTAGCATCAGTCTTTTGTTTTATAGGATAAGGTATCAAAGATACGTCATGTGGTGATTTCATTAATCTCATGACAGATCTAGTTGTAAACTCTACATCAGAATCAATGAACAACATATACTCTGCATCAGAATTCATAAAAGCAGAAGCACATAAGTTTCTACCTTGAGTTACGAGAGAAGACTTCATTAATTGAAAAGTAATTTTAATTTTATTTAAAATACATTCTTTTTGTAGATCTAGACAAGCTTTCATATAATGTATCGATACATCAGAATGCACAGGTGTGCATATCATAATATGATTTTTATTTGTTTCGTTTGACATGAATTGCTCCTTTTAAAAAGTTTGCCCAACTATTTGCAATATACTTCCAATCATAAAATCTTCTGTAATACTCTTGTTGAAATTTTAAATGGCTCGATAAATCATTAGATAATATTTTTTTGGTTTGTAAAATACATTCTACTAATTGTGTCGTTAGTTTATCTTTGTTTTGTGTAAACGGTATATATATTGGAAACTCACAACAAGTTTCAGGTAAAGCACCTAGATCTGTAGTAACTAACATCTGACCTGCAGCTAATGATTCCATAGCTGATATACAAAAAGTCTCTTCCCAAATACTAGGAAAACAATTTACATCGTAATCTTTTAGTTTAGTTAATAATGTTTTGTGATCGCAATAACCCATGTAATTAACATTAGGTAAGCTTTTTGCTTTTTCATATAATTTTTCATAACTTTTGTCATTATGATCATGAAATTGTTTACCGTATATAATAGTGCTTGAATAAACATCTAATGTAATATCAGGATCATTTATCTTCTCCATCGCATTTAGAGCTACCTCAAGACCTCTCCAGGGTGTTGAGATATAGCACATTTTAATTTTTTGTTTTGGTGTGAAATCTGTTTTTAATTGCAACTCATCATAATCAATAGCATTTTTAATTACAGTACATTTATCTTCAGGTATCTTAAAAAAATATCTATACTTCTCAAAACTCCAATGAGAATTAAATACATACCAATCATACTTCTCATGGTTGTCCTTGTTTTGAAACCATGGTGCTAGATTAGGCTGATCGTAAGAATTTTTTAGCCAAAGAATATTAGGTTTTAATGGATCTAAAGGTTCTTTCTCTGGTATTGAAGTTGTTATTTGGACTGAAGAAAGCACACCTTCGTCAACGTACTTTTTAAGATATCCGAGTTGTATTTCAGTACCGCCTGCTGGTTGCATTATGATTTGGTTTTACCAAATACTTCAAGAGATGCAACTGTTATTTTCTGATTAATTTGTAAATCATCTGAAGTAGTATCAGTACCGGGATCAGCAACATCAGAATCAAAATGATCTTTGCTATCATATTTTTGTCCTGTTCTTTTGTTTACGACCTCTTCTTCTGCTTTCGCTGGAAAAACTGGTACTTCTTCTCCATTGATAATTACTGTTTTTTGTTTTTCACTCATTATCGTCCTTGTCGGTTATATTTCTTATAACATCTTTTCTTGTGTTTGTTAAGAGTCTTAGTATGGCGACGTGGCCTTTTCCTAGGTTTTGGCCTAGGCACGAAGTGGGTAAATTTAACTCTAGCCATTTTCCTGTGATCTATCTATTAGTGCATATGTTATAGCACCTTGGATTTTATTACTGCCTGTAGCTGCTTGAACTGTAACTGCATCACCAGCCTCTAAATTTAATGTTTGTGGTGTAGCATTTACTTGAGTTTTAGCTCCAACATCATCTCTAAAAAATTCGTACTCAGCACTCGAATCAGAAGAATCTACTAAATTCATGTTTACAAGAATTGCTGAAGAAGCATCATTGTTTGCAACATAGATACTTTTTACAATAATTGTTGCATTTGCTGGACATGTCAGCACTGTCGTTTTTGTTGTGCCCGATTGTTTGTATCCTTGGTTTTTATATTGAATTGTCATGATAAAAAATAATTAAAAGCTTCGCTATCGTTTTTTTGTTCTCTTTGGTAAGATGTATTTAATTGATTCTGTAATGTTTCCAAAGCCAAATTGATTTGTCTAAAAGAATCAGTGCTAAACTCTATTGGCGGTTCAGGTAAAAATACTTGTACTTTAGCCATTATCTTCTTCCATCAGGTTGTATGTCAAATCTAAATTGTCCAAATCTCCAACTTTGATTAACTCCATCATTTTCTACTTTTACTGCTGCAAGCCTAGCTCTTGCTCTTGTGTCTACCTTACTCGTAGATGAGTTAACTGTAAATGGCCCTAAGGGTGAGCTAGCCTGTGTTTGAGATGGAAAATCTCTTAATGTAAGCGTTACTTTTGCATTGCCATTTATGTATTTAAAATCTGGTATAAATCTTCTTATCTTAATAAAGAACTCACCATCACCTTGAGAATCTAAATCAAAATCTCCAGAAAGAATAAATGCAGGAATTGCGTTAATAGTTCCATTCGCTAGAACTTCGTTTCTACCAACTTCATGGTTAAATACCTGTGAGGAACCTTCAGAGACACCTTGAATTACAGGTGTTGTTGGTGCAACATTGTTTGTAAACTCTGTAGCTATTGGATCGTTAAATACTTTTGTATCAGTATATGTTGTTCTTGCTAAGGTGCTAGTGTACCAAGTTTGCTCAGCATAGTTATACGCAACTAATTTATTTACGAAATTTGAATTAGATGCTGCATAAAACCAATAGATTTCAGAGTACAAACTATTTTGTGAAGCATAGCAAAGTTCACTTCCACTAGCAAAATTAAATCCGGGTGCATTATCTTCTGTAGTAAATACAAAATCTTCAACAAGTGATGGTAAAGCTTTTACCGTTCCGTCAAACATAAAGAAACCACCTGAGTTCCCTATCCAATATACTGCACCGTTTGCATATACAATTGCGTGTTGACCGACACATCCACAATTAGAACCAACTTGTCGAATACTAAATGTAAATGGTGGACCTACAAACTGCATTAAGTATGCGGATGTATCTGTAAGAATTAGAGTATAGTCCTTACCTTTTACAGCACCAACAATTTTTGTTCCGCTGTCGATTCGCATCGAACCTGCAGTATTTGTAGAAGTCGCTGTGTAGGTAGTAAGACTCTCTTGGTCTGAGAATCTTATGAACATTTTATCTTGTGTTGCTATATTACCAATTGTTGTTTCTGTTCCTAAATGTATTAGGTGTCTATCTTTGTCAGAAACCAAAGTCATTACAGATTTAGTTGGAGCTCCCGATAATACAACTGCTCTTGTATTAATACCGTTACCGCTATCTGGATCCCATTGTAATGTTACTCCATTCTTTACTGTTGCAATAAGCAACTCACCATAATTATCTAATGACCAAGAACCTGGATCTAAAACTGCAGACGAAGTTGATCTAGGTGTACCCCAAGTTGATCCACCCCATAGTGCAGTTCCCCAACCAAAACCGAAACCTTGTAGTAATGGACCTATTTGAAAATAAGCTTTAAGATCTAATGTTCCGTTGTTTGTAGTGCCTGAACCTGATTCTGCACTAGGCATTAAAATTGTAAAAGTTGTAGATGTTGGAGCTAACTGTACTTCAAATAATACATTATCAAAATCAGATGCAACAAATCCTGTTTGTGCTGCATTGAAAGATCCAGCGTTAACAAACGATACGATGTCGCCTGGTTCGAGGTTGTGGGGCGCTGAAGAAGTAATCGTTACAGTTCTTGAAGCGCTAGTTGTTGTGATGTTACAACCTGACTGAGCCAAGGCTGTGTTGAAAGGTGTGATGTCATAATAATCATCACCATTGTAAATGTACAAAGCTTTGTTTGTACCGATAGCAAGGTATCTTCTTCCTGCTAAATCTGACCAACTGTGAATATCTCTTCCTGCACCTACTAGTTTAGAGTCTTTAATCTCATCCCAACCACCAATCTTTTCAGGCATTCCGTATCTAAATCTTACAAAGTCTCCGTCAACCCATTGGTTTTCGGCTCCTGACTCAGAAGCTTGTTTATTGAAACCAGGTGCAAAATTTACTTTAGTTAATGGCATAAGCGTATTTTACACCATTATGTAAGGTTTGTCTAAATGGTTAAAGAACTGATATTGTCCATAAATGTATTATTTATATTAAAATTTATAATACATCGTACAGATTTTGTTGGTTGGTAAGCTGTATGCAGGATAGACCCATCAAAGATAGCAACCCGCCCTTGTTTAGGCATAACTTTTTTAATGACCTTGTTTTTAGAGTTAAAAAATATTGTTTCTCCTTCTGAATCACATACATAATATAAAACTATCGTATAAGGTTTGTCATATTTTGGCATGTCTATATGTGGAGTATCGTACTCCTTATACAAAGGATTTGGAAACTGTAAAAATGAATTAGCTCTCAATACAAGAAGATCTGATCTGTTAAACTTTTTGACAACAGGTAAAATATTTTCAAGATAATTAGAGTTTAAACCTTTTATATAATTAAAAAACTCATGTTGCACTGCAGGTCTATTTTGATCTCCTGCATTTGTTACATCCTGAATGAAGAACCAAGGAAATATTCTTTCTCTACCAATCATTAAATCTTTCAATTCGTTTTGTGTTTGTAATGGTATAAAATTATCTATTACTTTAATGTTCATGATAATTTGAAATCTAAGTTAAGAGTTTGTCTTGTGCCCTTAGTTTGTGGATATGATCCATGCCATAACCATATAGGAAATATAATAAGATCTCCTATTTTTGGTTTGTATGAATAATATTTTATGTATTCATTATTTAGAACGCAATAAAAATTGTTGGCATCTTTATGTTTCTTCTCATACTTAGGCACGTCTAAATAGACTACAGAGGCTACCTCTAAATTTTTCTTTTCAACACTTATTTTGTTTTTGTAATTATGTTTGTGCAAAGTATGATATGTATGCTCTTCTCCTATTACAGTCCAACCTGAAATATATTGTAAGTTAAAATTATGGTTGAATTTTAAATGTAAAGCTTTTTGTACTTCATCTCTAATGTAGTGAAAATATTTTTGTGATGGTGTAGGTAACCCTGCATTATATTTTATTTGTGAAAAGATATCGTATTGTTTTGATAATCCTCCCGAAGTAGATCGTTCTCCAACATTTACTTCGATTGATTTTTTTGTAAGTTTATTAATTTGTGTCTTCAAACCTTTTACATTTATATTACTTATAATTATCCAATCTGTGCTAAATGTAGAAGAGATTGAAGGATAATGCGTATTTGTCATTTGATTTATTCCTGGTTGTGTAATGGCTTAAAAGACCAGAGAACAATACTAACAAACCCTTTTGAGGTTTGATAACCTGATCTATTTGATCAAAATGTAATTCTTGATCACAATCATCTAAATAGACAACACCTGAAGCAAAGCTTGGTCTGTGATTATGATCTATTGTTCTCTCATCGTAGCATTGTTTTATTCCCCATGCATTGTGTAATTTCCATTTACCTTCATTTGTTTTCTTTTCTATTATGTCTCTTACAGGACGAAAAATTTGTTTGGTGAATACCTCATCATCACAGAAAAAATTCCAAGCTGTCATTTTAGATTGAACGTTTGATTGATAATTTCTATTTGATTTGTGTGCAATACCTTCTTCAATTCTATGCTTAAAATATTTAATATCAATTTTTATTTTATCTACAAATAAAAATACAGGTTGTTCAATATAAGTTTTAATCTCTTTTTGCATGTATTTTTGTTAGCACATCAATTAATTTTGGTTTAGTCAATGCAACTTCTTTCCATCTTTTTATTGCTCGTTCTCTTTCTGTTATATCTTTACCATATTTATCTACAAGCCAATCATTAGTTTTTTCTTTCAAATAATTTTCTGCAGCTAATGCAATATCATCTGTTGGAAATCTATACATACCAGTCGCAATACATTGCAGTCCTGTTTCACTATAATAGTTATAATTATTTTTATGTTCAATTAATCTTTCAATATCATAGCTACCCATCTTTTCTTTAGCTATAGATTTGTTTGTAAGATCTCTCCAATATTGAGTATCATCTCTTGCTGACATGTAATAATGCACAGCTACAAATTCTGCAAAACGATCAAAGGTACCTTTACAGCAATGGTTAAACTCATCTCTATCTAATTGATTTACATTAGGTCTTCTTAATGTTCTTGCTAATTCAATAAGAAATTCATGTACAGTAAACAAACCATTACTTTCTAACGGTTCAATGAAACCTGCAGATAATCCTATTGCAACTACATTTTTTACAAAAATCTTTTCATGCATACCTATTCTCATTTTAATATTGTTAGCTTCTATATCTTCTTTACCTAAATGTTTTTTAAATTGTGCCAAAGCATCTTCATCACTTATGTATTTATCCGAATAAACATAACCTGTGCCAATTCTATTCCAACTTGGTATTGTCCAAATCCAGCCGTTCTCTACAGCTTTGCAATTTGTATAAGGCACTAATTGTTTTTCTTTATCCTCGTAAGGTATTCTTGTAGCCCATGCGCTATTGTTTGGTAAAAGGTTTTCATAACTTTTAAAAGGTACTTTTAAATTTTCTCCGAGTAATAATGATTTGAAACCTGTGCAATCAATATATAAATCAGCCTTGTATTTATTGTTTAGAGATACAACACCATTTTCATCTTGTTCTACAGAATCAATATCATCGATTATGTGCTCAACGCCTTCAGGTATACATATTTTTTCTTTAAGCCATTGTCCAAACTTTGTTGCATCAAAATGATAAGCCGTATCGTCGGCAAATGAAAAATTACCAAGTTCTCCATCTTTGTTTATACCTATTCTATTATATTTAACTAATTGCATTTGTGGATATAAAAAGTTTGCATAATTCGAAACCATTGTGTTTCGTTTTAACATTTTTTTAAAATACCAAGTGTTCTTTCCAGACCATAAATTATCTTCGCAAGGTAGTCCAAACGGATAATGAAAACTCTCGTCCTTCCTATAGAAGTCTTCAAACCTTATACTTAGTTTATAACTTCCATCTGTATATGGTAAAAAATCTTTATCTTTAATTTTAAGTAAAGATAACCATTGGTTTATTGTTCCTAATGTGCTCTCTCCTACACCAACTATTTTATGATTTTTAGATTCTATCAATGTAATCTTTTTACTAGGAAACAATTTAATAAGGGTTGCAGCGGTCATCCATCCAGATGAACCACCTCCTACGATAACAATTTTATTAATCTTCATTAGTTTTTCTGTAGAATGCTGGAAAACCTGGTGCAGGTCTGCCATCAAATTTATTAGCTAAACCTCTTTGTGTATTTTCCTGGTAATGTAAAAATACTTGACCACATTTCTCTCCTTTGAACTCTTCTCTCCAATGCTCACAATCAATACCATTATAAACCAACATATCCCCAGGTGCTAAATTAACTTTTACACCTTTACTATCACTCATAATATATTTACCTTCAGGTGATTTATTTCCGTAAGTGCTATCAGGCTCAATGTATATTGGCCATGGATCCCCACCAAGATTGAGTGTAGTTGATATACCACAACTAAATCTGTCTTTGTGTTTAGGTAAGATAGACCCCCTTCTATACAATCTTGTGTAAGAATAATTAGGTATTAGTTGAAGCTTTGTAAGCTTTTCCATTTTACCTTTTAATTTTAGTAATAATGTTTCCATTACAAAATCACCATAACAACAATATGTCTCTGGTATATTCACTTGTTCGTTAGTACCAAAGGTACCTAAATCTGTATTAAATGGTTCAAGGTATTTATCCTTAAATAGATTATCTACAACGTTTGATTTTAGAACAAGATAGTTATAAATAAATTCTGCAAACTCTTTGCTTATTGCTTTCTTAATTACAAAATAATTTTTTTGTTTAAATTGGTTCATTTGAATGGCCATCCTACACTCCACATTACTAGAGAGTATCTTGTTCCATGTGTTACAGGTCTTATCTTGTGTAATAAATCAGCTGGAAACACTACAGCATCTCCTGCGTTTTGCATTTCATAAACAGTTCTTGTAGGTTCTTTTCTATTGCCGAAGTCCACTTCGAACTCTCCACCTTTGTATTCATTGAAATCACTTAATAACACTGACATAGATAATTTTCTAGCCTTACCGTTTAAATAAGGTTTGTCTTGTTTTTCATAAGCACCTACAAAAGCATCTTCATGCCAATCATAATGCATACCTGGTTTATAGATTGTAAATTGTACAGGTTCAGCAGAATCAATTTGAAAATTCCAATTTGCTAATCTGTTTGCATTTTCAATAATTCTGTAAAGTTTAATATTTAACCATTTCTCTTCAAGCCAATCTACATTGCTTTTTCTTATTACAGGATTGACAACCTTACCCCGTTTATTATCCCCAACTTCAGCATCATGAGATTGCCCTTTTGCTAAACCATATTTAATTATGTTTTGACAAAGATGTTTAGGAAATGCGTTTCTAAAATAGATATATTTGTGCTTTAAGACCATGCAGAACTTTAGCACTTATACTAAAGTTAATCAAACAACAATTAACTGCTTGACCAATTACCTGCTGCAACTAAATCTAAAACTTCAGATAAAGTCCATACTCCAGAAGCTCCAGCAAATCCACCTGGTTCTTTGAATACTGCATATCCACCTTGGCCTGAATAAGATCCTGACCTTACAGGTCCGTGGCTTCCTCCGCCACCGCCTTGGTTGTTACCACCCGCTGCAGTTGAGCCTCCTCCAGGAGTTGGGGGACCTGATCCTCTTCCGCCTGCTCCTCCAGAAGCATAGTGTGTTTGTGATGGTGAATCTGTTGGACTCGCTATATCAAATTGTTTTCCTTGGCCTCCTGTGTTTCTAGGAGAGGCTGTACCGCCTGATCCGCCTCCTCCAGCTCCGGGGTCTCCACCCGATCCGCCTGGATTTCCGTGTCCTGTAAAAGGACCACTTGGACTTTGTTGACCTGGACCTGGAGATCCTGGACCTCCTGCGTGTCCTGCTCCTCCGCCCGATCCTCCAGCGCCGCCACCAGAGTTTCCTCCGTGTCCCGCACCGAAACCACCGCCAAGTGCAGTGTGTCCATCAAATGTAGATTGTCCTCCAGCTGAACCTGGAAAGTTTTGTGGGCCGCCACCGCCGCCTCCGCCACCGCCTCCAATTGAAACTGGATAAGGTGATCCATTAAGTGGGTGCTCAGGAGAGTGCAATAAGCCTCCCGCTCCGCCTCCACCACCTCGGTTTGGGCCTGCTCCACCGCCACCGCCAATTAATAAAACTTCGGCAGTTGCTGCAGATGGGTTAAAAGTACCTGATGAAGTAAAAGTTGTAATTTGTTCTGCTGATACTTGTGGATCGTTGTTTGGACCAATGACACCACCATTATTAAAATATTGTCTATTTGGCATTATTCATTCTCCCATGTGTTACTTGAAGTATTATACACTTGAACTACTTCAGGTGTAATAATATCTCCTTCTGAATCTATTTGCTTTCTAATCAGTCTCATTGGATCTTCTTCCCAAGTAACTTCGTATTCATTTCCGCTTTCATCAGTTGATAATGATTGGTCGATTAATGGCCATGGTTCTGGTGGACCATAAATCAAATCAGTTCCATCTAACTTCCAAGTGTTTGGAAAAGTATTGACGTTTGCAAACTTGGACATGGCAGGAATATAAAAACCATTTATCCAATGTTTACCTTCTTCTGCTTCGATGTATGAATGTCCATCATTTTGGAAAGATTCAACAAACTCAACTGTAGCGTCATCCTCAAATAAGACACTATTAAGCACTTGTTTACCAGTAATAGAACCTGTGTCCCTTAAAGGTAATGTAGTTTCGTTGTTGTCTATCTTAACAAAGATTTTGGCCATAACGATTACGACCTCCTATTAACTTAATTCTTCGTAATTAATAGTGATCACTAAATCTGAGTTTGCTCCTGCGCCTGCTTCAATGTTATCGCCTTCTTCAAGATAAAGAGAAGTGTTTTTATCGATAACTGTTAAAGTAGAGTCTGCTGGTACAGAAATTGTAGAAGCAATTGCTATTGGTGATCCACCTGACTTTGTAATAAATACAGATGCATCAGCAGCATTTGTTCCATCAATGTTTGCTACTAAGATATTGTTAATTTTAAACACTTTGTTTGAAGATCCTGCATTAGCAAGAATCTCAGTTGTAAGTGTTGTATCCAACGCAGCTTGTTTTGATTTCGCTGTGATCGTTGCTACGTTTACTAGGTTTGGTGCCGCCATGTTTTATACTCCTTTATTATTAATATTAACCAAAAACTAAAGCCATTGCAATGGCTTTACCTGTTGTTGCGACGTCGCCGAAAGATAAATTTCCAGCTCCATCTGTTTTTAAACCATTTCCTGATGAACCATCAGCAGTAGGTAGATTTAAAGTAAAGCTTGATCCGACAGTTGCCGCAGCTCTTAGGCCAACATACTCACCACCTGTAGCGTCTTCAAATCTCACTTCATTTCTGTTTACTAGATTTACTCCAGACGATTTGCTTAAGATATCATTTACATTTGTACCATCAGCAAAAAGAATTTTAGTTCCTTTGTCTGTTGTAGAAAAAGTTGGACCTGTTCCTGATACAGTTTTAAACTGAACCGTGAAAGCTCCTGTTGTTCCATTCTCAACGATGTAAGTTTTTTCAATTGAATCTGGAATAGTTACAATTTGGTTTCCTGTAATAGTACCTGTTAATTTAATAACTGCATTTCTTGCGTTTGAAATCGTTCCATTAGTCATCACTAAGGCAGTAGTTTGAGCTCCACCTGCAATTGATATTGATTCAAATCCAGCAACTGCTTGTTGTACTAGGTTTAAGTTTGCGTTAGTTTTATCTCCCCATGTTCCAGAGTTTTCCCCTGTTACCATTAGTTCGAGTTTTAAATCTGTCGAATAACTTGATGCCATAATTTATATCCTTTATTAAATACTTAATTTTATTTGCCTTACGCTGCCTTGTCAACTACCGTCCATGTTGGACTCGCTCCAGGGTCAACAACAGCCCATGCATTTATCCCCATTATACCAGCTGTTACTGTTCCTGTCACTCCTGTTGGAGTTGCAGTAATACTTATTCCTGCTAAATAATCACCAATAACTATAGGGCCTAATGCTTGACCTGTTACAGAAACCCTTACATTAGTAAATGCATCTTCGTCACCTAATGCTGTTTGTAATAATCCAGCAGTTGTAACAACAACATTTGCGTCTGCTTTAATTGATTCCTGACCAACACTGATTGCAAGAGTTACTGGTGTAACATCTACTTCTACTGATGGGACAGCTACTTCCTCACCACCTTGTGAAATATCAGTTCCTACACCTTGACCCCATTCTCCTACGCCCCAAATTTGTTCACCCCAACGTGAAGCTGATGCAGTTGTAACAGGAACAATTACTAACTCTCCACCAAATGCACTATTTTGAGCAACGGTTGCTTGAGCTCCTGTAAATTCATATATTGAAGCTTGACCTAGAGTTCCTAACGATCCTGTTGCCGATACTCCAGTTGGTGAAGCTGTTGCTGCACCCGTTTGAACTGTATCTGTTCCAACAAATATTGTGATTCCGTCTCCAACTCCCCAGAAACCTTGACCCCAAGATTCAGTGCCCCATTCATCATTAACAGGACTTGTTACTTCAACTACAACTAACTCACCTGCAAAAGCACTTGTTTGTTGTGCAGCAAGAGTTACTCCTGTGATGTTTGGATCTACCGAAGTTCCTGCAACAGCGTTAGTTAATGCAATGGTTCTACCGATACCTGTTACACTAACATTTGCGTCTGCCGTGTTTGATTCATCTCCTAGTGAAACTGATAATTGTCGACCTGTGACACCGACAGTAGGGTTAGCTAAATCTCCCCAATTGTTTGCACCCCAAGTTAATCCACCCCAACCAATATTAATTTCATTTGTAATAGAAACTGAAGCGAGTGTTAAAGTTAACGCTTGGCCTGTTGCTTCAGCATCAGGTTCAGGATCTGCATTACCTTGAGTGATTGTTAAATTTTGACTTGCAGCGACTACAGCTACATCGATCTGAACACCTTCGTTACCAACCGAAGAAGCTATTGAAAGCGCTGTTGGACTTATGTCTGCATCTGCAGTTGTAGTTACACTTTGAACAGCAGATTGAATTAATTGTGAACCTGCAAGAACATCACCAAATATACCCCAACCATTTTCGCCCCAAGCACTTCCGCCCCAACCAGCATTGATTTCACCTGTTACGGATTCGTCTCCTTGAGATATAGTTAATTGGACTCCTGAAGGTTGTCCGAAAGCATCTGTTAGGTTACCCCAAACGTTAAATCCCCACGTTTGTCCACCCCAACCATCAACGTTGAAGGCGTCTTCTGTTCCTATTGATAAAGATATGACGTTGCCACTTGGGGCTACAGAGTTAACATCACTCTGCCATGAGTTCGATCCCCATACATTAGTCCCCCAAGTAGACGCCATTCATAACTCCCTCGATTACGCGATTCTTAAAATAGCTGCTGAGGAAGTAAAGTTTGGAAATTGAATTGTAAAAGTTCCAGAAGTCGCTGTTTTATCTGCTCCGAAGTCCAAAGCACAAACTGCTTTGTTAGCTTCTGTTGAGTTGTAAATAAGCGCTCCTCTAGCAGTTAACGTTACACCTGTAAAAGATAAATCTGCAAAATCTACAATCGCTACTCCACCTGTTGCTAATGAAGTTTGTTGTGATGCTAAAGTTCCACCTTTAGCCGCGTATTGACCTGACGCCGATACTTCACCTGTTGCTGTGTATGCTGCCGTTGCAGCATTGATTGTTGCTGTAGATTTGTATAATGCTAATTTAAAAACGTCACCACCATTTTCTAAGTCGTGAACTCCTTCAAGAATTTCTTTCTTAAAGCTGTTGCAAACTGCTTGTGTTATTGCCATGTTATTTCTCCTTAATTAAATCTTTAATTATTTGGTGAAGGCGAAGGAATTTTGACCCTTGGCACTCCATCCATATACTCGTCTCTACGTCTTCTGCCCATTTGCTCCAACGCAAAACTTTGTATAGCTACATTATACTTGTCTGAATAGATTTTGTACATATCCATCGGGCCTTTTAAGAATTCATAAGCTTGTTGCATAACCGCATAAAATAGTAGGTCAGGCACATTTAAAGATAAGTATGTAGTAGTATTTGTAGATGTAAGAGCATCTGGCGTGTAGATATAGCTCAACTGCACTAGGTATTGTTTATCTGGAGCAGGAGCCATTATCAAAGTTGTTTCTTTCCAATTTGCATAATATTTAGGAAGACCTGTAGCTGATGTGCTGTTGTATTCAAATATGAATGTCGAATCTCTCTTATCTAAAAAATCTTTAGTTGTTGAGTTTGTTGTAGATGTATTATCATAAACCAAGAATGATCTAACGATTATTGATCTTCTAGTCGTAGAGCCTCCAGATGTGCCGGGTGCATTTGGAAGATCGAGGTAAGGTGATCCAGTGTTCAAGTTTGCTGTTGCATACTCTCTTGTGTAATCAGCATCTACTTCTCTAAATATACGAAGCTCAGCATCTCTAATCATGCTTCCAATAATAGAATCTGTTAAAACAGTAGAATCTACCTCTGTATAATCTCTTACCTTTTGTACTAATTCTGCAAACGTCATGATATTGTTATTGTAACACCTCCTGAGCTTACTCGTAACTCTCTTTTCTTATTTTCTTCATTGGCATTTGTAGATGGCTGCATATTATTACTTGTAAATTGACCAGGCCATAATGCAGGATCAAGATCGACTACAACAGGTGCACTTCTCATTGGTCTTGAGTTGTACAAAGCAATAGGATCTGCTCTATGTGGTTTTGGATCTAATTGTGGATGTTTCTTTTCAAATTCTGAAATATGTACTAATGAACCATTCCATTCTTTTACCATTTCTCTATACGGAAATTCTTGTCCTGATCTGTCAGATATTGACTTTGCGAATTTTCCTCTTGCGTATGCCATAATTATCCTTGTGGGTAATAAACATTAGGAGTGATATACACAGAGGTTCTTTGTCCATCTTCTTCTAATGCTCTTTTAAGTTCATCTTCATATAATAGTTTCATTGCCTGTATTCTTTCAGGTGCAATTTTTTGTGCTAGGTAAAAAGCTAATCCAGATACCATACATGGAAAGAATCTAAATGGCATATCAGATGAGTTTGTATAAGCTCCAGCATCTTCAATTCTTGCAAGATAATAATAAAATATATTAGTCACCGCACTCGTATCAGGAGCTAAATATAAACTTATAGTTGGTGTTATTTGTCTATCAACATAATACTGAGAAGGAGTTCCTGCCTGTGTCTTGTTAGGAATCGCAATATACTCAGATCGAGATACTTTTGTTAAAGTTTGTTGATTGCCTCCAGAAACAGTTACAACAGCTTCAAGAACATCATTACAATCACTTGGTGTTGTATATGTTACCTGGTTGTTTACTAAAGTTTCTGTTTTAGATTTGACTTTCCAAAGGTTAATACCTCTGTTACCCCATTCAGAAAAAAGTAAATTTAAACTTCTTCTAGCTGACTTGATGTCATGACCAGAATTTACTCTTACACCACATCTTTCGTAAGCTTCATTAATGACTTCATCAATTGTGATGTTAAAACTTGTAGTTCCTGAACTAGCCATTTCATCCTTACGCTAAGATTGCTTTTTGTAAATGTTTTGGTAGATTTTTTTGACCACCAACTAATTTACCTGTTTTTGCCATCATTGGTTTATTCATTTGTCCACCGCCCATTTTACCTTCAGCTTTTAATTTTTTAGTAGCACCCATAAGACCGCCACCCATTTTTGTATGTACTTTTATTCTTCCATTCTTCATATTATTTTACTCCTTCAAATTTTCCGCCTTTGACAGCAATACCCATGCCACCACAAGCAAGTTCTTTTGGTTTTACTGGTTTAGGTTTTTTCTTACCCTCTTCAGTTGCTTTTTTTAAAGCTTCTAAATATTTTTTGTATTCTGTTGCTTCTTCCATAGTATCTCCTAGTAATCTATCATACCACCATAGTATAATTTAGTAAACGCACCTTTCGATGCAAAAGTCTTAACATTTGTTGGTTTTCCGCCAACTCCTTGAGCTCTACTTCTTTTCCTCACAACGGCACTCCGTCTCTGGGAGTCTGTCATCCTTGCCGCTTTTGCAGCAGGGACGCACTTTGGATACTTCCGTTTCTTGTCCGCTTTGAGTTTTGAACGACCACAAGGTGCGTACGAACCATCTGCTCGTTTGCTTCCAATATCTACCCATTTTTGTGAAAACCATTTTTTAAGTCCTCCCTCTTTCATACCTGCAGGAACACAATTAGGAACCATACGATTCCCTTTTTTCTTCATGCCCTTTTGGACATAACCTTCCCAACAAGTACCTCGTTCACTCATTTTAATAAATCGCCGTAATAATTGACTAAGCTCTCATTGGACATCTTAATGCCTGCTGAGTCATGCTTAATAAATTTACCTTGATAAGCTTTAATTGATTCTAGTGTCTTTGCTTGTTTCTTATGTAATGCAGATGCTTTGTGTAATCCTTTTGCAACTTTACTTATTTTTGCTTCTGCACCTTTATTTGCAGCAGTATATTTTAATTTTCCTTTTTTATCATATTCAGAAATTGGATTTTGAATATCTATTAGTTGTTTTCTTCTTTTGTTTGGATCACCCTCTACAATAGTTTTTTTCTTTTTTGTTTCAGCATGTAAACCTTTATTTGCAGGTTTAGGTCCTTTAAAGTCTTTTCTTTTTACACCTGAAGGATCTTTAATTTTACCTGCACAAATTTTACTAGCATATGCATTAGCATATGCACTTGGATATACTTTGAATTTTCTTTTTGCGGCCGCTTTGCCTCTAGCACATAGTTTTGTCATTGTCTTTTAGCCTTTTTCGGTTGTACAACTTCTTCGATTGTATCACTTTGGGGCTAAACAGTAAATGTCCTAGCGAGAGGATTCTTTTTATTGGATTTTTTAGCGTATATTTTCTTTTTTTGTTTTTTCTTTTCATCTTTAGCACCACGTAATTTGCCATCAATTTGTTGTGTCATTTGTGATCTTGATATCGTCATACTATCTCCTTTGCACTTCCCATTATTGGTTTATATTTAGTTTTTCCTTCTGATTTATAAGCGTGTAAAAATGATGCTCTTGGTGTTCCCTCAATCCAGCTACAATGTATCCAACCGCTGTTTGGTTCACCCGGAGTGTAGAACTCAAGGATGAGCTGGTCTGGTGAAAGATTATTTTTAATCCAATCAAATAGTTCAGCGTTGTCTGTGCCAACACATTCGAAATCCGCCGCCTCAGCTTTTGCATGCTGGCTGTTTACTGAGCTACCGATGGCAGCACAAAGCTCAGGACTTCGATAGCCCGACGTTATCTTTACTCTGCCGAAATGATCACGGACAGGTTGCAAGATATTTTCACATAATGCTTTTAATTTTTCTATTTGTTCTGCATTAGGATTATTGTTTATACCCTTCCTAATTGCAGTATCTGATTTGGTAAGCTCAGACAAAGTGAAATTTCGTGAAAGATTCATAATTACTCCAATATTAGTTTTTTAATAGATAATGATCCATCTATATTTTTTTCAAGTTCTGCCATTGACTTGATGCAAGTATAATTTATGTTATTATTTTTATTAGTTCTCATCGCGATGCGTTTCCCCTTAAGGCAATCTGACATAGATTCTTGTATTCTGTGTTCCTTGATCTCTCCGTTGACAATCATAAGTAAGGCAATAATTAACTCTGTCACAATATCTTACCTTTGTTTTCACCTTTTTTAATAATATATTTTTGTGTACCATGTTTGCCGTGTTCAACAGACTTTTTTAAATTCTTAATAAAGTTCATTTGTTTAGCTTTCTTTTCCATGTCAGAAATATATTGCACAACTTGTCTAGTAATTCTTTGATCCATTTTCTCTAACCTTATCTTTTAATTTTTCAATATCTTCCAATGCTTTATCTAACTGTTCTCTTAAAAATTCTATATTAACTTTATTAGTCATATTCATTTCTTGAGTTTCTTCCATTTTTTCTACAGTCTTATAAAGATCCTCTATCAAAAAATGTTGTTCTTGATCCGTAGGGACTTGCTCACTTTTTTTAAGCAAATCATTTGTAAATAATTCTCTTGATGTCTCTAACGATACCAACCTCGCCGTCAGCTCTGTGTAACCGAGCACGCCCATTCCAACAAGAATTATAAGGCTAGCAACCGTTTTCATCGGCATCTGTACTGCAGCCGACTCCGATATATTTAAAGGTTTTTTACTCATCTTTCTTTTTATGATACATCTCGTAAAACATATTGTCACTATCCTCGGTTACAAATTCCGAATCTTCTGCATCCCAATAAGTATTTTGGACTTTATAGTCAGGCCAGCTGTTATCAGTAGTATAGCTATTAATGTGCCACAAAAGGCGATTATTAGGCTGAGCTGCATAATTGCCGTTATCAAGCTCCAATATATGTGCACACTTATGTTCTTGAGGAATTTCAGAGTGTTCAGTATCCAATATGTTAACGTCTGGATGTGCCCAATCAATCGTAAATAAATATTTACCATGGTAAAATTTTTTATCTAAACCTAGGTATTTGCCCTTTACACCATCCAGCCAATCAAAACAAGTAACACTAGGCCAATAACTAAAACAGTTCCACAGTTCCAATTCATGTACTTGCATATTCGGCACGTTGGATCTATCAAAAGTTTTTTGATAAAACGCTGATATAGGGAGACGCCAGTAACACGCACCGTTTGGTAACATGATATTAAATAAGAGCGCACGCCCTGATATTGATGTAAGACCGAAGATAACACAGTCTTCACTTTCTCCGTGATGTTTTTTAAGATCATAAAGATACTCCTTTCTAATTTTGCAATATATTGGTGGAAGGTTTGCGTTTAGATATGACATGCTTATATTTTTCTTTCCAATATTTTTCTCTTTCTAAAACTCTAATTCTATATTCGATTTTATCAATACCTAATATTTTTTTCAACCAATTTAACATTTCCATCTTCTTCTTGCTGCACATATTCGTTTTTCAGGAGTCTTGCTACAATTGATATTGTGCATCTTCATCTGACCTTTTGATCTTCTACAATAAGAAGATCTTCTTTTTGCAGCTTTTGAACCTTTCTTAACTTTTCCTGTTACTGCTGTCTTAAGTTTAGAACCAGGATTCATTCGTCTGTATGCACGAACCCCTGCAGAAGTCATACCTGCACCTGATTTAGTAGATCTAAAGTTTCTTTTATTCTTTGAAGGCATTCCACCTTTAGCGAAACCATCAATCTCTATACCTAGATCAGCATAGTAATCCATCTAAAACCTATACTGTTAATCCAGGTCCTGAATACTTATCTGTAAGCAAAGTATAAGCAGTTACTTTAGTTTTGGTTTTACAAAAAAGTCCTTTTGGAAAAAGAATTCCATCTTCAGGAAAGTTAAAATTAATAACATCTCCAGATGGTACATCAGCTTGAAACAAAGTTGCTCCAGCATTTGATGTAGTTGTAAGCTCCAAAGTTCCAGCTCCTGTGCCGTCAGATGCAACAATAATTCCTCTTAGTCTTATTGGTTGCTCTATAATAGCTGTGGCACCTGCCGCAGCGACAGATCTTGTTGCTTGTATATCACTTTTAAAACTCATGTGTTCTCCTAGTTCGTGGCTCCCGAAGGAGCCACTAATTATTTATTAGCTCCAAGGGTTAGCGAATGTACCGTTACCGATTAGTTGTGCACTAACTTGCCAAATTAAACCATCAACTGCTTGACATTCAATTTGAGCACCCATTAGTCCACCTTTTGTAGTGGCTGTAAGTGTTAATGTATCCGTGTTACTTCCGTTAAAAGCTGTTACAGCTCCTGGATCAGTTGCTGTATTATTATAGATAGCCATACCTTTAAATACATCAGCTGTGTTTCTACCTGCTGCAGTTCCTGCGTTTAAAACAAAAGTGTTACCACCTGTTAGATTTGCAGTTAAAACAAAATGATACTTTATTCCTACTCTGTTTAAGTTAGCTGGATCACTTGCACCTGCTGTAGCTCCGTTAGCCGTGTCTATGATTGAGGGTAAATTAAATACAGTGTTTGCGTTTCCTACCTGTATAATTTTTCCTTGATATTGATCAATACCTGCAATGTCTGTTCCACCATCTACAGTTCCTGTAATTGATTGTGCCATGTTTGGACCTGTTCCTAAAAATCCATTTAAAGATCTTACTGGTCCATCAAACGTTGTTCTTGCCATAATGTTTCTCCTCTATAGCGGTTAAATTTTGTAGTCTCTATAGCGTCTGCCTAGCCAGTCTACAAAATTATAATTTTCTAGGTTGTTTACATTATATATAAAAAAAGGGGCAGAGTAAACTCCGCCCCTTTTAGATTGTTAGGTAATTAGATATTACGCAGCACCTGGAGAACCAAAGATTCCTCTAGGGTCAGAGAAGCCGAAGCTGTATCTTTCTCTAGCTTTGAATCTAACGTTTCCTGTGTCGAAATCACCTTCAATCGCAGTTTTAATTGGCGATCTTACGAAGTGTTTCATACCATTTGGTGCGTCAGTCATAATGAAGAATGCATCAGTATCATTTAAGAAATGGTTAATTCTATAACCTTCTGGTATCATTCCCATGTTTGCCATTGCGTTGATATCGTTATCTGCAGTTCCGACTCTTTGAGGTGATCTCATGATTCTCTCAGCAGTAAATTGTAATTCTTTTGGAATTATTAATTTTCTACCTTGAAGAGCGATCTTTAATCCTCTTTCGTCTACGAACGCAGCGATGTCAATCAATGATTGTTCTAACGATGTTTCTGACAAGTCAGCAGCAGTAGATAATTCATTTCTGAATGTTCCACCGTTTGCTAATGGGTGGTCAGTAGTACAAAGTGCTTTACCGTCACCTCCATTAAAGCTTCCGCCTGTATCAAACGCATTGTTTAATACATTCGCCGCTGTGATTTGTTTTGATTGCGCCATTGATCTTGCAAGAGCTCTTGTGTATCTGCCTGCTAATCTGTCGTATAAGTTATCTTCAATTGCCTCTTCTGTGATAGCAAATGCTAACGCCACAGTATTGTGAGTGTATCTTGAAGTGTATACTTCAGAAGCTTGGTCAAAAGTGACCATAGCACCTTCAGCTTTATTTGCTGCTGTGCCAAAGCCAGATAACATTACTTCTTCTTCAAACGCTCTGTCTGAAGTTTCAGTATTGAATATCTCTGCATGCTCATTGTCGTATCTGTTGTATTCCAGGCCAAACAGTGCGTTTAATCCTGGCTCTAGTTCTTTAACTAGTTGTGATCGTGATATAGCCATAAATTATACTCCTGTTCCTTGGTCGTAGAAGTGGTTAACAATTCTAACCAAAACATCTACGTTAGCACTTCCAGCTTCGCTATTTTGCGTATCTTGCGAAATATCAACTGCTTGAAGTACAGTACCACTTACTGTTAATCCAGAAACACTGTGATCCAATTGAACCTCAGATATTCCAGATAAAGTGTTACCTGTTACGTTTGTTATTGCAAAGTTCTTAAAGATGTCTGCTACCGCAAACGCTCCATCAGAATCTACTGAATAAACTACACTCGGGTCGTCGATGATGTTAGCGATAATATCACTAGCAGCAACTCCACCTGGATAGTTGTTTCTAAAAGTAGGCTTCTGAGTAGTAGGGTCTGTGTAGAACACTCCGTTAAAAACGCCCACGACAAGATCAGAGGTATTTGCTACCGCTCTTTCGATCCCGCCACCAGTTACAGGTTTTACCAAGTCACCTTGGAAAATTGCAGTTGCGTATCCGCTTGCAATTCTGTATCTGTTTTGTGCGTTAATAAATGGAGAGCCATCTAACTTTCTTACTGGTCTTAGACCATATTTTTCAGCTACATTAGCCATAGTTGTTTTCTCCTTTATTGTTTAACATTTACTTAGAGTGGTGATTACCAAAAAATTAATTTTTGTTTCCTCCACCAAAAGTTACGCGAGATTGTCGACTAATATTCATCGGCATCTCAGGTCGTTGTTCCTTCAAGACATCGTTATCCACCGAGTCAACTTGATCTTGAGTAATTTTTTTAAAATACTCAGCACGGCTTTTTGCGATCTCTTCAGGTATCCTTCCCAACACAAGGCCAGCAACCCCGATCAAACCTGCGTAAGTTCCCTGAGCAATGATTGGATAAGCATGATCACCTAATTGATTTTTAATCTCTTCGGCTCTCACAAATTCCCAACCTTCTCTCATTTTTTTGGATACATTAGCTGTATCCTGAAAACCCATACTCTCGGTTCTTATCCATCTATGAACAAAACCGTCTGGCGCAGGTGGTGCATCCAGAGATGATGGTGGCGTCCAAGGTTTAGTTCTAACCTCTTTTTTTTCTTCTGACGCGCGTGAAGTTCTATTTATTTTATCGCTCATTCTATACCTCCTTCACGAATTTAGCGTATTCTTCTAGTGGCACCCCTAATTTTTTGGCAATCGCCACCTGTGATTTGGTGAGTCTCACAGATCTACGTCCCTGCTGAGTTCTTCCAGCAGAAGCAACTTTTTGGACGGGTCTTCGTTGCTCTGTACTAGCAAAACGATGAGGGAAGTTATCCTTCATTCGCTTGTCTATTTCATTATAATACTCATCACTTTCTACATCAATACCCATGCCCACTAGATCTTCGTGCACAGTCATTGCTGCGTTTGTCATGATTTTATCGTTACCAAACCAAGCGTTTTTAGACGCCCAACCTCTAGCTCTTTCGCTAGGTTCTGATTGTGCAACCTGTTGTTCTTGAGTTGGTTCTTCTTTTGGTGCGTTTTTCTGCTCTTCAAGCTGTTTCAATCTAGCTTCTCTATCAGCCATTTTGATTCTAGCTTTTTCTTTTTCAACAGTTAATTGAGTAAGTTCGTCGTTCGCCTCCATGATTTTATCTGCATCATTAGATTCAATCGCTTCTTTTAACTTACGCTTTACCTGCTCTCTTTGAGCATCTACTCTCGCATCAAACTCTTTCAGATATTTTTCATCTGTAGAGTCAAACTTAGTTTGAGTATCATCATATTTCTTCTGTAGACCTTTAGCAAAATCTAAAGCAGCTTGTTCTCTTCTCTCAGCTTCTCTAAATTTCCTTGTCAGTTTATCTATTCTTTTCTTAACTGACTCAGATACTTGAGTAAGGTCTTCAGGATCTTCTCTCTTATCTAACTTAGTTTCTCTTTCGTTTTCGAAAGTTTTATCTTCCGCAGGTCGTTCGTCCGGGATCTCTTGTACATCGACTTCTTCTTTTGGTTTGTCTTTGTCATGATCCGCATAACCTAAATCAACTTCACCAACATTTAAATTTGGTTCTTTTGACTCTTCCTTTTGTTGTTCTTCAACTTCGACTTTAGTTTCTTTTACATCGTCTAAATCAAGTTCAACTTCAGGTTGTGTTTTAGCTTGTTCTTGTGCATCAGCCATGATGTTTCCTCCTTAATATAAATGCAGAATATCTTCTGGTTTACTTATTGTTGCGATGATTTCATCATCATTCAAAATACGGTGCTCACCATACTTTGTTTTAAATCTAGAACCGGCATATCTGCCGTAGATTACAAATTGACCTTTCTTACACCAAGGACCCTTTGGAAATTTATCTTTGTCTGCATAACACAGATCACCCATCTCAACGACAAGACCTACAACGGTTGTCATCTGAATAGTTTCAGCAGCGGTATCGGTAAAGATTATTCCACCTTTAGTTTTTTTAGGACCTGAATAAGGTCTTACTAAAAGTCTGTAACCAACAGGTTTTGGTATTAGATCAAGATATTTTTTAATACCCTCTGGGTCTGTGGGTATTGCTGTTTCTTGTGAATCAGGTGCAGCATCACCTTTTTTTGTTTTGACTCCAACTAATTTAGAGTCAGGTGTTATTATCGTCATCGACATTCTCCTCGTTTCTCTGCAGGTCTTTAAGATCCTGTAGCAGCGTTTCTAATGCGCTGAGTTTTCCTCTAGAATACGATAGGTTGTCGATTGTGTCTACATGGTACACCAGATCCTCTTTTGTCTTTTCGATCTGTTTTTTTATGTAGTGTCTAATTGATTGTAATGTATCTAAATCAAGATTCATTGAGCATTTATAGCTGATTGGGTCTTAGATGCAACTACTTCTTACCCTTGAATATTTGCGTTCCCTTAATACCATAAACACTCGCTACGACGAGAATCCAGAGATTTGTGAACCAGCTCGGAAGCTGCCCAAAATATTCGAAGAATAATTTCACTTTGTCCATAGAAGTTGGATCATCACTTAGAACTGCCCAAGCCAGCACCAAAACGGGGGCTGAGAGAATAATTAAAATAAATTCGTCCTTATAGTCTGCTTGACGAGCTTCTAACAGTTTGCCCTGGTAAGCTTCCTCTCCTGCTGCCATCTTTTGTGCATGCATCAGTTGTGCATCTGACATTGCTTGTTTTGTCTTCTGACGGTTCGAGTAAATATGCGTTGCCGTCTTTGCTGCCATCCCTAATAAGTTGAACCATGCCATAATATTGTTCCTGTCTTCGTTTACATAGATAAGGTAACATTAAATGCAAAATTTTTAAACCCTTTAGCCCAGAAACCTTCCATCTATACGAAGTTTTATAGTGATTTTCGAAAGTTCGTACATAAACGTTACCTAAATTAAAATGTGTATGAAACAGATCAACGACATCCCTGTCAGTCATTTCAACAGATACCTCTATCTTTCTTCTGACTCTACCATCTCTGTACAATCCTGCTTTGAAATTACCGAAGGTTCCTTCACCCTCAAATATACCTGAAAGAAAAATTAATTTTTCTTTTTTAGATAGAAATTGAAACATTTACAAAAGATCGCTTGTATAACCGCCACCTTTTACTAATACAACTTCTGCTTCTTCTATTTCTCCACCTTTTGCTCTTTTTTCTTTAAATAGATCGCTTTCTATTTCTTTAACTTTGTCACTATCACCTTTTTCTTTTGCTTCTTCAAGCAATTGTAATAGTTGTTGATATCTACTAGGCATTTAGACTCCTACATGTTGGGCAACCCTTTTTGAAAACTTCATGTTTCCAACAAGGATCTGGTTTATAAGTTGGTTTTGATTCGTACACTTTTTCTTTAAAAAGTAATGTTTTAATTAAATTAAATATCCATCTTAACATTATCTGACTCCTATAAATTTAAAACCTTTTACTTGTATGTTGTTATTTCCAGGATAGACATTTTTATCTGTAGATTCTCTATGCGGACATGGCATTCCACCTGAACCAAACTTAACTGGTGGTATGCTTGAGTTAGGCCCCTTCTTTGGTGGTGGTCCTGATTTTTTACCTATCGTCATATTCTCTTACCTTTAATAAAACATATAAAACAATTATGGAAAAAGGAATTCCTATAATAAATAAATCTATCATAGTAAACTTTTATCCACGTTAGATGATATCACAACTTCACCACCATCGTCATATGCTTGAAAACCAGATAGAAAAGTATTTGGTTTTGAAACTGGTTTTTTTATTTGAGTTACAGGAGTTTTACATGGTGGATAAGTTCCATCAGGACATAATTGTTGTCCACCTCCCCCACCAGTATTAGGTGTTGTTACTTTAGGTGGTTTAATTAATCCAGCATCTTTCATGTAGTTCACACCTGTTTTACTCATCACATCAAGTGGTTTACCTGTTGCTCTGTAAAAATCTCTTGTTGCAGGTAAATCTTTTGGTTTACCAAAAAAAGTTTCACCTTTTGCTTTTTGTTGTCTTGAACGTTTTACTAACGGATCAATTACTAATGCTTTTGCAAGCTGTAATGTGATAGGCATGAAAGTAGTCTTTGATCCTGTATTTGTATTTGTATTTTGACTGCCTGCAGGAGGCACATTTGTTTTAGTAGTTCCCGCACCGCCCTTATTTGTTACTGGTTCTCCATAATATCCAGAACCTGATTCGAATCTTGAATGCGAATGGTCGGATCCTTTGTTGGCAGTGTTTGTTGATGGGGAACTAAAGTCTGCTTTTGAGGCATCCATGCCTCCGCCTTTATAACCCTTAATTTTTCTTTTCTTGATTGCCACTTTGTTTCTCCCTATTTAAATCAATTTTTTCTTCAGCTATTCTAATTCTTTCTCCAGCTTGTTCTTCAGCCGATTCTAATTTCATTTTATCTAGGTCGATTCTCTCTTCAAACTCACCAGTTTTTCTTTCTTCTTGCATCATTGCTTCTTGAGCTTTTCTTTGCATATCCAAAGCTCTTAAATCTAATTCTCTTTGTTTCAATGCAACAAGAGGATCTTGTTTTTGTCCTTGTTCTTCTTGTGCTAATCTAGTTGTGATCTCTGCAATTCTTTTTGCAACCAATGAATCAAATAAAATTTTAAATCCTTGAGGATCCATTTGTGCTTGTTGTGCCATTTCAGGTGAATTTTGCACCATGTCACCTACTTCACCATGCGCCTGTAATGCAATGTGATCAGATATATGTCCTTGTAACAAAGCGTACACCATAGGATTGATTTGAACCATTCTTGAAGCCATAAACGCTCTGTGTGCAGCAATATGTGACTCATGATCTTGTTCAGGAAACGCTTTTAGCATTTGCATTTGTAAAGCTTTTGCATTTTCAGTTGCAGGATCTTCAGGTTGTGGCATTGGCTCAGGTTTTAACAATGCATCGATATGTTTTGTACCTAAAGCTTCGTAAACTCTTCTATATGCCTCTCTTAGATTGTGCATTTGTGGATTTGACATCGCAATTTTTAAATTTTCGTTTGCTAATGTAACTCTTTGAGCCATACTCATGATATTTGGGTCTGCAACAGGAATTACATCGACTCTATCGTCAAAATCTTTCAATTTTACAAATCTATCTGCGTTTGTAACAGCGTATGGATATACAGGAGGCAGATAATCTGCAAAAACTTTTGCTAAAAGTCTAAATTCTTGTCTCATTGCATAGTAACAACGCTTATGAATAGCACTCATCACCCTAGAACCACGTTCTAAGAGTGCAATTGTAGTTCCAACTGCTCTGTTTTGTGCATCTTCACCCATTTGCATGTCTGCAATAGCTGCAAAACGCTGTCCTGCTTGTACTACGAAACCTAAAAGTTGAAATAAAGTTCCACTTGGCTCTTTGAAAGGTAAAATTTGGAACTGATCTTTAATATTTCCACCGGGTGCATCGACATCTCGGAACTCTCCAGGTTGAAAAGGTTGGTCATCGTCACGAATTCTTATACCTCTAGACTTAAACCCTGCTGGAAGGTTCGCTAAAGTACCTGCATCAAGCAATTGTCTTAATGCTTGTGTTGCAGATCTTGATAATCCACCGATCATATGTATTAAACCGAAGCCATAAAACCCTAAACCAGGTAAAAACTTGTAATGCACAAAGTATTCTTTTCTTGCTTCTGTATCATCATCTTGATTATAGTTTCTGTAGATAGATAAAATTTGTCCTGAGCCTTCATCAATTGAAATTATGTATGGAAGTTTAACTTTTTTCTCAGAGCTTTCCATTTCAAACTCTTCTAAGTTGCAATCTACATGCATCTCTAAAATATCATATTGGTATTCTTTGTTACCTGAAGGTTTGACACCTTCTAATTCATTTAGTTTATCTTGTATTGGACTTTTCTCTGCTTGTTTCGCAATAAGCTCTACGTCTCTATAGAACCCTGCTTTCTGTTGTTTAAGAACATCATTCTCTGACATCTTAACAACATGTGTAATTCTTTCACAATCTTTTAAATCTGTTGCGTAATATGGTACAACTAAATCTTCCGCAGGTACAAACTTTGCAACTGCTCTTTGTTTGATTTCGTCAAAGTAAATTTTTTTAAATGCTGATCCAGCAAGTGGTAAGTAAAACAACAACTGATCTGTGTCTGGTGTGTACTCTTCCATTTGTTCCATTAACATATAGTTCATGAAATCTTTTACACGTGTTGCTTGGTCTTCAACTTCTTTTGTTGATGAACCTATGATCGCTGTTCTTACAGGACCATCACTTGGTAATAATTCTTTGTAGGCTTGTGCCTGAAACTGAGTTACAGCTTCCGATAGTAACGGATGGGTAACACCACTTGCACCTTGAAAAGGTCTAGTAGCAGTTACATACTTAAATCCTAATAAATCTAGACCTTCTTTATAAGCCTGTTCCCAATCTGATCTTGAAACTTTATCTTTTTTGTAATCCTGAATTAGTTGAGCAGACATACGACCAAGAACACGGTCATCCATGTCTTCAGCTAAGTTTCTAAAGAAATCTTCTTCAGGTTGTTCTTCCTCAGGAGCTTGCTCCTCAGTACCCTCAACTTCTACGTCAACTTCTTCTGTCTCAACTTCTTCAGGAAGTTCATTTTGTTTTTCTACTTCAGCCATTTATTTAATATAGTTTAGTTGGTTTCAAACTTACAAGTTTTCCACCTCTAGCCTTTATCATTTTACCTGCTTTAGCTCCGTCCATTTCTCCTAAACCGAATGTATCTTTACCTAAAGTTGCAAGAGTATCAGTTTTTTTGATATTTGGACCTCTACCTAAATCAATATTTTCTCTAAATACTTTTTTTGTAGCTGCAATTGCCTTATCTTTAAAACTAGATTTTGCTTTTTTGGTAATGTAGTTTTTTTTCATATTACCGAAACCAAATTCTTTGGCTTCGTTATTTGCTATACTTGCAGCTCTTGCTTTGCCTGCTAAAAGTTTAGCTCCAGCTAATCCGACAACTCCTGCCATAATAGCTTTTTTAAGTTTTTTACTTGCCATGATAATTATCTCCTTTGTTATAACAGGATTATCTTATCATGCAAATATATTTACGACTAGACCACCACTCTGATATGCTTTGAAGGGTTTAGTAGCCATTTCAGGGCTTACTTTAATTGCAAAAGCATCAAGGTATAATCTAGTATCACCCGCCTGCATTTCAATAACTTCACCACCATATCTAGATTTATAGTTCTCAGCTTCTTTTAATGTTCTGAAAGCAGCCATGTGTTCTGTACCTGCTTTGTCTGGATTAAGACCATAAACCTTTTTAGTATTGTCAACTTTACTTACTACTTTAAAAGGTTTGTTTGGGTCTGATTTTGCTACAGGAATCGTTTTTACTTCTGAATTATATTGTTTTGAGAGTTTCTCCATAGCTGCAGGTAACGTCGCTTTTTTATTTGGATCCGTCATACCTTGTATGGGTTCCTCTACATCATTACCTTTTTTTCTTACAACGCCTTGTCTTCCACCGTAACCTTTAAATCCTGCTTTTCCGAATCTGTTACCATAAAATTCTAAGTCACCTAAATATTTTGTTCTCTTCGCATGGTGTAGATATTCAACAGGAGATATAGCTACCCAATCAATACCTCTATCCGCTGCATCTTTAATTTGGTTTTTTAATGCGTGTGTTCCCCAATTTTCTTTTCCATACAAAGGTAAAAAAGGTATACCATCTCCCGCTTGTGTTTTTGTAATATTAGCTAAGTTTAAAGAATTGTTTTTTAGCTCATCAAAGTCAGAAGATAATTTCTTAAATCGTGCAAGATCTTCTGCTGTTTTAGCTGTACCTCTTTTTGAAATATCCATCATCTCTTCTACAATCTTATCAAGCTTTCTGTTTGCAGAAAAAAATTCTATTTCATTACCAAAAGCATTTACAACTTTTTCTCTAGTAGGATTTACCTTTCTAAGTTTTTGATGATAGTCAGATTGTATCTCATCAATCATCATTACTTTTTGATTTTGATTTGTACCACCTGCTCTTATACTTCCTCTTGTATGATACACCTGGTTCGGTATTGCTTTCGTAGCACCATAGTCACTTGTGTAGTGTTTGTTATATTCTGATCCTAGTCTTTGACCCATTGGTAATGGTTTAGGGTAATACACAACGTTTTCAAAATATTCATCACCACCTTTAATTCTATACTCGTTATAAGAACCATACTTAGGTAAGTAACCCTGTTGTTTTTGTAAACTAAATAATCTTGATAATTCTCTATCTTTGTTTGAAGCTAAACTTGTAATTCTTGTAACTTCATTTGCATCCACAGCAACCCCAAGTCCTCGTGCCTTTTGAGCTAAATTTTTATAAGCTTGAATATCACTTGCAAATATATTCGAAAAGTCATCATAGTCATCACCATCAACACTCCTGAATTGTTTTGTTAATCTAGAATTAATTTTTAAAAGAGAGTTCTGTGTAGCAGCAATATCAGTAACTATATCACCTGCTTCGTCACCGCCTTTGGCAACAACCTTATCTCTTAAATCTTGTAAACCTAAATTCATTTGTCGAGTAACATCTTCAGCCTCATCAACAAGTTTTACATTAGTTTGTAGTTTTCTCATTTTAAGATTATTAACAGGAGCCTTTTCTACAATGTAAAGTAAATCCATTTTACTTAGTGGCAAACCTTTTTCAGCTGCTGTTTTAAGAAAGCCTCCTACTACTTCTCCTTGTTTATTAAGTTGAAGTAAATTTGAATCCCACATCTCTTCTTTCTTTACTGCTTGTGAAATATTTTTAAAGTCAGGGTTACCTGTTTTAAATGATCCGGGGCCTGTAGATTTTAAATCTTTGATCCACTCATCAGCTTTTCTTGAACCTGAAACCGGGTGTCTTGCAATGTAATCATACAAAGATGAACCTATTCTGTTTGTCTTACCCCCTCTGGATAGAGGTTGTAGATAAGCAATTTTTTTTAATTCATTCGATCTTGCTATTGCTTCTTGTCTGATTTGTTCTTGTTGAGTTATCTGAGGTCTCTTCATCAATTGACCTCTTTCAATTTTTGTTGGAGCTATTGTTAAAACTTCTTCTACTTCATCAACTGGTGCCGTGGTTCGTGATACGCTTAGCTTTGGTTTTCTTAGACCTACGAGTTTATTAAGAGCTCTTGCGATAGGGTTCCTAGCAGCCACAGCTCCAATACCCACGGCTGCCATCCCAGCAAAACCTTTTAGAGCAGATGGATCATATTTTTCTTTTTCAAAGCTGTTGTCATTATCTCCTGGAACTGAAGATGTCTTATCATCTTCAAACTTCCCTGAGTCGATTAATTCTTTTAGTCCAGCCATTACTTGATAAGATCTTTAATATAATCTCCACCCTTCATAACTTCGACTTCTCCGCCACTATTCATCTTTGCAGTTTCTTGTTTTGTAGCTTTCTGATAAAGATCAGTAACCATATTTTTTTTATTACTTACATATTCTGTATCGTTCGGTGTAGCTATAGCTGTTTTCTTTTTTGCTTTACTAAATGCTTTTGCTCCAAGTGCTCCTAGTGCAAGAACACCTAAGACTGCTTTAATTGGTTTTTTATCCATAATATTTATGCTCCTTTGGAATGTTATAACTTTCCTCCTCATAGTCACTTAACATATCTATGAAGTTTCCTTGTCGATATCTTAACACAGCTTGTGTGGTGCTATCTACATAGTCGTCATTGGCTCCGTGAGGAAAGGCAGCGCATTCTTCAATAACTTCTTCTGCATATTTTTCACCCTCTGGATAATAAATCTGACCCCCTTCAAAGACTGGGGCGGTAGCGTTGACCCGTGAGTGTTTGTCTTTTCCCCGTGATGGTACGAATGGAATGACAGGAATACCCATTCGTCTGAACTCTTGCATGAGTGGTTCCCCTGTAGCCTTAGCCTCAATAATCACGGTCTCCGGCTCCCAGTATTTATATTGATCCATTGCAATTGCTTTAAGTTCTGGAAAATCATATTTACCCTTGATCGCATCAAGTAGAATCATTGCAGGTTTACCGTCTTCTTGTGGAAAAAATATACCCCATGTTGTGATAGCAGAATAGTCAGCAGTTTCTTTTGCACTAAAAGCAGTATCATATGATTGTATTACATGCTGCAGTTTTGGAATTCTTTCATGTTCCCATACTTGCCACCATTCTCTTTTGAGAATAGCTCCTTCTTCAGATGTAGGGTTTTGCATATATTGAGCAGACCAGTTCCTGATCGGTAAAGATGCTTTTACTTTTTCTAATTCTTCTAGTTCCCAATACTCAGGCCAAACAGGATTCCCTGAATCTAGTATTGCAGGAAATGAAATTACATTCCATTTGTCAGCTTTAGGTTCTTTTTGAGACTTAATTAATCGACCTGTCAAATCATCCTCTGCCCATCTTGTCATTACAACAACAATTGAGCCTCCCGGTTGTAAACGCTGTCTCGGTCCTGACACATACCAATCGAAAGCACGTTCCATTGCAGACTCAGACATCGCATCTTGTTCAGTATGTGGATCGTCGATAATAAGTAAGTCCGCCCCTCGTCCTGTGATAGAACCGCCTACCCCCGCTGCAAAATATTCTCCACCATGATTGGTCTCCCATCGTCCTTTGGCCTTACTATCTTCTCGTAGTTTAACATCCCCAAATATATTTTTATACTCTTTCTGTTCCATTAGGTTACGAACCTTAGAACCGAACCTTGATGATAGTTCTGCGTTGTGTGATACCTGCATAATTTTTAAATTTGGATACTTCCCTATCATCCAAGCAGGAAACAAATAGGATGCAAATTCTGATTTAGTATGCCTAGGAGGCATATTTATTATGAGCCTCCCTTTTTTCTTGGAAGAAATTTTTGTAAACTCGGCTGCTATGTGTTGATGGTGTCCCCATCTTTTTGGTTCAGGATCCAATCTACAAATGAAATCAGGCCAGACTTCTTTAACAAAATATATAAAATTATCTTGGCACAACTTTATGTGTTCAATCCACTTAGCTTCGACTGCTAATCTTAGTTGTTCATTCGTTAGTAATTCTTTTTGCATTGAGTCCCCTTTTTTATCTTAACTCATAATAAAAATATAGTCACTACATCTATGCGATCGAGTTTTTAGCACGGCTCTTGCTATAATCAGTTTTTGTGTGCGTGGCATCTAAATCTTGTGTATTTGTTTGAGTTTGGAACTAGATTTGGTACCTCTATTCAGGTGGTGAAGGTGGTGGAGATGGTGGAGAAGGTAGCGTCACCTGTAACCCCGAAGGGTTACAGGTGTAGAACTTTACTGATTAAAGTCTTGATCTGGATTGTTTTGAATAATTTGTAAGATTGGTTTTAAATTATTCACTAACTTTTGTTTTAACTCATTCACGATAGGGTCATTAGGGTACTGAATAATAATTTCCTCAACAGCACTTTCTAATTGTTTATACATGAATTGATAGTTAAGAGTTGTTGCACTTGAACTTGTACTTGCTTGTTCAACCTCATTTGAGTTTGCTTTGTTCTCAACTATCTCATTAACCATTTTGATTAAGTTGCTCATTAGTTTGTTCCTTTCTCTTGAACTTTGATTTTAATTTCTTTTGTGTCCATATCAACTAAAAACTCCTCATACAATTTAGGGTGCTTTTCTTTGAATTTAGATACATCAAATCTTTTCATTGTTCGTTTGATTAATTGAGCAAACCCCTCAATGTTATCAACTTTATTTATAATGATTAGATTTGTTTTCAAAGTTTCAAACAACTCAACATGACTTGGTTTAATCAAATCATTTGCTTTCTTTTGTTGCTTAACTTGTTCAACTGAATAATGATAATTCACTATTCCTTGTTGCTCTTGCTTGTTAGCTTTCTTAATAAGTCTAGTGACTTTTTTTAGATTGCTCATAACATTTTTCCTTTCATAAGTTAATTGTTATCCCATGAATATAAGAAATTAAAAAAGATAATTCAACAAATAAATTAATTAATTTAAAAATAAATTTAGAACTTCATTACTTATAATTAACCCTTGACTTTGAGAAATCCGAAGCACGACTGGTGTCTGGTGCTGGGCAGCTTCTGTTCATGTTCAAGAACTGACGCAGGGCGTGGGCGTGGGCGTGGGCGTGGGACAATGCCCACGCCTCAACAACCTAACAGATTTTAAATCCGTTTGAATCTTCGCAGAATTTTATGAACTCCTCTACATTTTCCATAGTGAATGGATAGGAACTTCCGTAAGAGTATTTGGATTGTATCCAATCCCAAGTATCGTGGTCGTCTTTTGGATAGTCAGCAGGTGCTAGGTTTTCTTTTCCTTGTTCTTTCTCAACCTTACTTGCTAACATCTTATGACATCTATCAACGAACTTGTTGTTCTCTTCGGCTTCTTTCATTTCTTCTTCGGTCTTTCTTATGACCTCTGAAACTTTACCACTCTTGATGAGTGTCTTTAGTTGTTTGGCAATTTGTTTAGCTTGTTCTTCGCTGACCTCGTGTCCGTCGTTGTGTTGCCAACTCTTCTTATCTTCTTCTTCAACGCAACCTGTTTCTTCACATACGAAGTCGGCAAGTCGTCGCCACCACCAAACATTATTTCTGAAGTATTCGCCATTTGCGTTCTTGTGATTTCCTAGACTATATAAATCAAAGCCCATTTTGTTTCTCCTTTGTTAGTTGTTTTACCTTTCTTATCAAATCCCATGAGATATGCAAGAACTTTTTTTGGCAGGGCAGACCTGAAGAACTCCCGGTCTCGCCTGGCCAGCAGCTAAGTCCATTAGCTTTTTAATAACAGTCCGAGCTGTTTGCAGTCGTGGGCGTGGGAAACCCGTGCCTCTGACCAGCAGCCAGATCCCAGCCTGGCCAGCTCCTGATGCATGTCCAGCCACGTGGTGGTTCTGAGACGGCGGATGTGGGCGTGGGGCTAGAAGAGATAGGGAACTCCAGTGCATCCACGGACCAGCGCTGCCAGCAGGAAGATGTATATCCATCCTGCTGTTCTCGGAGCGAAAGCTAACGGGATTAGCAGCAATGCTATCCATAGCAATGTGTTACCATCATCGTCCCCATGTGATGCCCTCCTCGTCAGTTCTGAACTTAACGACATCTCGCAACTTAAGCTTCGTTAAGATCTGTGGTACGTTATCTAAGGTCCCTTCTCCCTTGAGTCTAGATCCTTTGGTGATTCGCACCCACATCTTTTCGCTACGAGCTCTGTGCTTAAACCATACGTATACGTAGTCACGCATGTTCACTTGCCGTTCGAGCTGCTTTATTTTAAAATATGTTTCTTTACCGTGGTCAGGACAGCTGTAGACAATGTTGTCCTTATCTTCTTGTACATTTGCTACCATGTTATCACTCCTGTCCAAACCAAGAGTCCGAAGACAATTGTACATACAGTTACTTCTGGAATTATCGTATTCATTTTTTCTCCTTAGTTAGTTAGTTCGCGGTAGTCAGGTACCAATCAGTTCATTCTTCTATCACCTGCCTTCAGACACCCAACGTGCACATCGGATATCAGTGGATCTACCGTACTAGTATAGATAAGACATCATGGGATCTTTGTCAACGGCAAAAATTAAAAAGATTCATCTTTCTCCAGCAGCATCAGGTTGCTGCCTGGCGTCACCAGCTGGCCACTTTTAGTTCAAACCCGACCATTTCGGTCGGGAATGGTCGTGGGGGCGTGGGTCGAGAAAGGAAAATGAAAATAAACCATACCCACACCCTAGCCAATCGTACCACGCTTCACCGCTGCTGGCCAGAGACCTGGCGAGCCCAGCTCCTGAAGGTAAGTTCAGTAATCCTTATCGTGGGCGTGGGTGCGTGGGCGTGGGGGTAGGCAGCTTCACGGCCGCGTAACCTTCGGTTCGCGGTCCCAGCACGTGGTTGATAGTTTAGCTATTAACGACGTGGGGGTGGGAGCACGGGCGTGGGCATCAGGATCCCGGTGCAGGATGGCCAGCTGCTACGGTGATCAGTGTTTTAAGGTTCGTGTGGCGGGCAATGGGGGTCGGGGTTCGGGATTCCAGGCTCACGGCCAGAAGTTCATAAGGCTCGTGCAAGAGGGGCCTATTCAAGATATACGCTCTACCACCTGCTTTCAAGTATTTAATATGCCAATTGATTTGGTACTTCGATAGACCACAATTCTTGCTGGTGTTCGCTTTGAGTTCAAGCCAAAATACTTGCCTGTTTACTACACAATGCACATCAGGAATTCCATTAATTGTACTAGATTCTATGCGAGTAAAATGCCAATCTTTGTTAATATTTTTTATATCGTTCCACAGCTTTGATTCTTTGTTTTGAGCCATTATTTAATCGGTCAAGAATCGCAAATGCAGCCAACGAATTGACCTGTATCATCATTCATCAAATGCACATTCCAAGGTACATCATGATATGTTGTTAAGTGTAATCTAAGGATATCGCACAAGTCAAAGCAGTCTACCTCAGCCATAATTTCTATGCCTTCCATCATTTCTTTCGTAACAGCCACAAGCTGATACAAACCATCGTTCAGTAATATAAGATCCATTACAGCTTAACTATTTTTGTAATTACTGAGTTCGGTATGATTGTTGTTCCACCAATTGTTTCGATATGACCTTCATCACCATCTCTTCCGTCCTTCAAGCCATAGTCAGCAAAGATTCTCGTAATACCTTTTTCACGGGAAACCATCCAACCTCTCGATATCATTCTACCAAGTTGTGACTTCTTCAGCTGCTCAAAAGTTTGCCAACCCGTCTCGCCTACGATATCCAACCAATGAATCTCTACGAACGGATAGTGTTCTATCTTCTCTTTTGGAAATTTAATATTGACGTCTATGTGTTTTGTTTTTCTTAGTCTTCTGCTTTTCATTCTTAGTTCCCCTAGTTGTTATACTTACAGCACCGACTGATACAGTCAGAGTACTATTATGTACTTCGTTGAAAACTGTCAAGAAATTCTTCCAATCTCTAGTTTTCAGTAACTTCTTTTGGCGTAACGTCAATAATATTTTTGGCTTCGCCGATCTTTGATTCAAGCTCCTCAAGTCTCTTCTCCAATTGTTCTCTGTTCATACCTTCTAAACCAATATGGCTTATTTCTTTTCTGTCTACAAAATGCCCAGCCATTTGATCTCTTCTAAACTGCGCATTGATAGCTGCTGTCATCTGGCCTTTCTGCTCAGACTTATCTCTCATCCTAGAATAATGTTTATAGGATAATAGTTTATCTTTTTCTTCTTTCTCTAATTCTCTAGCCATTTGTTTCTCATAGTATCGAACAATATGTGGATTCTTGTCAGGATTTAATAGCCTACTCGCTTGATCAGTAGGTCCATATTTATTAGTTGAAGTAAAACCTGCTTGCTTAGCTGCTTCAACCTTCGTTATTTCGCCATAATTAGCAACATAGATATCTACAAACTTACGCTGTCTAGGTGTAAGTTCGGATATAGTTTTCAATTGATTAGCTTTCTTTGGCACTCAATTACTATATACCCTCCTCCTAGAAAAATAAATAGCAATAAGAAAATTCCCATAGTTTGCTCGTAAGGAGTACAAAACTCCTAGAAATTGCTAGGAGTAAAACTGGTTCTAGGAGTAAAACTAGGAGTAAATAAGTGTTGGTATATAAGGATAATATCTTAAAATTCCTAGACTCCTAGAAAAAAGGGCTTATTTTCCAAAAAAGTTTTTTTAAAAAATTATTTCTAAGCAATGGGTATATGCTGGTTCTAGGAGCGTGTACCTTAGAACAATTCTAAACTGCACATTTTCCTTGCCTCACGCAGCCAGTTTGATAGGGTATCAAGGTGACTAATTCATTAAAAGCTCTCTTGAATCAACTAAGGAGGAAAAATGACTTGACTACTCAATCATATTAAACTAATGGGAAGACTTGATTATGTTTCATAGTCAATCTTTCTAAGTTAGTTGGAAGAGGGCCAGACCGGGAGACTGAGCTGGCCCTTTTTTTATGCATTAACTTCTCATGAGTATTACCCCCTTGATAGTTTAATACCCGCAACTTTTAATAATTAAATAGCAGTAACTAAATTAGATATAAAAATAGTGGTACACAGATCTACTGCGTGTCTTAGATGTTCTAAATGTTTTCGGTGATATTTTTTTGACTCAACTTCCCTACAATTACGATACTTTACGAATTGCTCTGAGTACTTCTTCCATGCAAAATTCCTAGGTGAGAACTGAATGTTTCCATCCATAATGGCTTTTTTATATTTTTCTTTTACATGCACAGGTTCAAAACCTGCATAATAACAAACAGTATGGAAATCAGTAGTATTCGACATAATCCATGCATGAGCCTCGCATTTATATATTGAAGGTTTTCTCTCCTGGCTTTTCTGTCCTGCGTCTTCGATTGCATTGCACAGTACTCCTCTCCATAGTTTCTCTTCAGGTTCTACGTCTGTTGATAGTAACTGAGCTGCGAAACTAGTGCCCATAAGTTTTAATAAGGAAAGAGAGTAAGTCACGATAGTATATTGTTCCTTCTATTTCACTTCTGTCTTTTTTAGATCGTTCATAGTCCAGATGTACACTATTGATAACTCCGTGTATATCCTCGCCACTATGTTTTTCTTGTTCAGGAACTTTGTGAAAGATATCTCTTGCCATTAGTCTATTATAGTTATTTTTCGACATCTTTTCCACCTTTGACCAATTTAAATTTGTAAAGCTTAGCCTTCTTTTCTATCTTTTTTTCTTTCCTAAATTGCCACACAGCTGCAATGTCAGCCATAAATTGCGGATCAAATGTATCTCTATAACCAAGCTTGTCCCCCATGTATAAGCGAAACATATTGTTGCTTACTAATTTATATTCTTTATGTGTTAACTTATCTGCTAACACATTTAAGCTTTGGATGAGTGGATTAATGAATCGTTCTTTTTTTGCCACGAATGAATTCCTCTAATATTTTTATTAGCGTTAAAACATAATCTGTTTCAATTACGTCTGGCTCGTGTTTCGTGGTTCTTTTTCCATGTTCAAAGTGACCTGCACCCTTACACTCTTTGCACGTTTGTGTCTCTGAATAAGGGATAATTCTTACGTACCCATTACCATTACAATTCTTACAAATTTTATAAGGATCACCTAATTTCTGATTCATTTTCTTTTTATACTTCTTTTTTGGCATGAGTAAAGGGTTTTGTTCTTGGGTTTTTATTTTTAGGCCATCTGCACATGAACTTCTGCACAACTGTATTCTTCATATCCTTCTCGTCACCAGTCACAATAAGAATATCATGGCCATTTTCATGAGCATGTACATGATGAGTGATATAGTTATTCACAGGAATTTCTCTCGTGTTGGTTCTTAAATCATCGAGATAGTTTTCTAAATCAATACAATCTTTATCGGACATCATCTCTTGCTCCTAATAATTTTTGCTTGTTTTCTCCATGCCCATGCACTTATTGATCCTGTTATACCCATGAGCCATATGTAAAATTTTAACTTCACAGCTTATCTTTCCAACTATAATGTTTTTTAAGCTCCAATCTTTTCTGCTCAGTATAGTCTTCAGTATGCCCATACTCTTGTCCATCTCTCATAATTCGTAACATCTCTTCACAGGTAAGATTAACATTTTCTTTTAACTTCGCTAATTCTCGCTCTGTTTGGTTTAGTTTAGTTTGTATGTTCCTATTAATTTCTTTTAGCTTTCTGTTTTCTTGTTCTATACTAGGAAATACATCTATATTATTGAAAGCTTTTTCTAAATCTCCCATTGGATCCATAGTGTCAGATTCTAAATCTGGTGTAAGTTTATCTTCTTGCATGACCATTCCTTCCTTTAATTTTAGTTGGTATAATACTTGTCTTTAAAATTTTCTTTTTATACGAATCGATAGTCATACCAGTTTTTTTCGCCTGGAATTCTACATACTCGTTTACTAATTTTGATATCATAGATGCAGGTGATCTAAATTTTTCATTACAAAGTCCTTGTAACAAATCATAGTCTGGTTTTCTTACTGCAACAGATTTAAATTTATTTATATCCATGTTTCTTTAACTCCTTTTTCAATTGATCTTTGGTTTTAATACTCACCTTTGGTAAAAAGATGTAAGCTCTTTCAAAGTATGGATTGTTATCGCTAAAATCCCAACCCTTGCTTTTGCTCAATCTAGTTATAGCTGCGTATTGTTTATCTTTCCAATCCATTTTTAAGAAAGCCATATTAAGGCTCCTAAAAATAATGTTAGTTTAGGAAACAAAATTGTAAAAATAATAACAACTCCAAAAAATCTTAACCAAGCCATTATCTATTCTCCAATTCATTCTTAGCTAACTGAGTACATAGATCTGTTGGTAAAGGTTTGACATACTCATCTCCGATTTTGATGTGTACATTTTTTAGTTTACCTGCAACCTCATCAAAGCTTGTGCCCTCTGATAATGCAATATCTATCTTCTCAACTAGACCTTTAAACATTTTTGATTTACTTTTTAAGTTCATTGTTTTTTCTCCTGTCCCATTAATATAGGAATTGATACCCTAGTGTCAACAAGTATTTTTGGTGCTATATTTAATTATGAAAGAATTCTTTATGATGGGTATGTTATGCCTAATTAACCCAATGACAGGCCAGGAGCACTGCGCTATGCTGCATGAGGATCCAATAATATTTTACCGGGAAGAAGTCTGCAAAGTCGAGGCAAGCAAAAAAGTCAATGAAATAGCGGTTCAAATGACCGAAAAAGGGTTTTACGTTACAAGAATTTTTATGAACTGCGTTGTTGACAAAGATAAACTAAACACTTGATTTTACACCAAATAGTTGATAAGATTATCCTATGAAGCAATATCGCTTTCAATGTTATGTGGCTGGACTATATATTACTAGTGTCGTAAACGCCAATGACGATGAAGCTGCGATCAATGGCTTTGTACAGAATCTGAATGATAAACAGTATTCTGTTAAACCTGATGGATTCGGTCGTGGTATGCGTCGATTCCATATTACTTATGAGGAGCTAGACAATGGCACTACAGGAGTTAATATCGAAGAAGCTTCAGTTGGAGTCCAAATGGGCAACACAAGCGTTAGCACAGGGTAGGGTTACACCTGATATGAAGTGGATCGATATTGAAATCAAAGGTCTTAGAGTTAAGATCAACGAGCAAAGCGTAGAAGACGCTGAGCGACTTTTTAAAAAAACTGGTTAATTACTAGTTTTTATATTTTTTTCAAAAATCATTGATTTGGTACGGGGACTCTTGCTCTCTATTATTTTGGAACTACAGTTCTGACGTTTTCTGTAAATAAGTGAGTAACTTTTTCTGTGTATTTTTTCATTTTACCTTGCCACAGCTTCTCCATAAATCTCAACATGTTAGGATGTTCATCCCAAGTAAGATCATTTAATTTTTTAAAAAAAATTTTTTCATCTTTGTTTCTTGCTTTGTAAAAAAAGCTGCCTTTGATGTCTGCCTTCTGAAGTATTCTAAACCTATCACTGCCATCAGTTAGTTGATCATTCTCATCAATTACCATTGGACATAACAGACCATTCTTTTCTATGTCCTTTTTTAATAAGTCAGCATTGAATGCTATTTTCTTTTTTACATCATCAAATTTTTTTAAAACTAATCTTTCTTTGAAGATCATATATGTAGGCCAGGCTACAGATCCAATACCTGCTACTTCGTTTTTATGAAGCTTGTCCAAAGTCATCTCCTAAAGCTACATCTACTTTACTTGGTACTTTAAATTCCATACAAGTTTCCATTGTTTCCTTGATGTTCTTTATATCATCATCTGTTTTAATATCAAAACATAATTCATCATGTATTTGCACTTTTGGTAAATAACCTATTTCATTACAACTTATAATTGCTTGCTTTGTTTGATCAGCTGCGGATCCTTGTATTAATCTATTCAAAGCTTTATAAGTGAAAGCTCTCTTAATATTGTTTTTACCATATTTTGCAACGGCGTTTTCAAATGTTTCTGGTGAATGAATACCAAAATCTTTAGGTTCCCACATGTCAAATCGACACTTCCTACCTTTTTTTGTTCTAATTACACCTTCATCATTTGCTTTTTTCATACATCTATCAGATAATAACTTCACAAATGGAACTTTACGATTATACTTGGATATTAGTGCCGATGCTTCTTCTGTGGACAATCCAAGTGATATACCTAATTTATTTTTACCCATTCCATACATCAATCCTAAGCCTATTGTCTTGGCTTGTTTTCGCTCTATTCCTGCTAGATCTGCTACTGTTTGGTGAAAGTCGGTTTCTGAATTAGCGTAAGCCTCTACAAGTTCGTTAGAACCTTCGTATCCGTCGCCTATAGAGGCTGCATAATGTACTACCATTCGTGGTTCTTGTTGACTATAGTCAAAGCTTCCCCATCTACAACCTTCTTCTGGTAAGAAGAGACCTCGGATTTTTGGTCCAAAATCTTTGTTACGTGCTGGTAACTGTTGAAGATTAGGATTAGCCATAGACAAACGGCCGCTGACAGTCCCACCACTGTCACTACGTAACTGATTGATCTCGCCATGTATTCTCCCATTGTGTTCGTATTTTAAAATTGAGTCCAGGAATGTACCATGAAACTTGTTGATCTCTCTAGCCTGTGCTATATATTTTGATATTTCGTGTTTCGAATTAGCTAACCAATTGGATGTAAAAGATGGCTCATGAGTTTTGTCAGTACGTGGATAATCTATGCCGAGTCGGTCGTAGGCTTCTCCTATTTGTCGTGCTGCCCATATGTCTACTTCTTTGCCTGCTAATTGTTTTATTTTTATTAAATACTGCTTCTCCTGAGCTTGGAAGTCTTTTTTTAGTTGATGCGCCTTATCTACATCAACTTTTACACCCCTCTCTCTCATCTTAATTAATATTGGAAGTAGTTTAGTTTCCATTCTCCAAACTGTTTCTAAATTTTGATTATGTAATTCTGGTTTAAATCTCTGCCATAACAAATATGTTAGACGTGCATCTTGCTCAGCATAAAAACCAACATGCTCTGCAGGTAACCTCCACATTTCTCCTTTGGGATCAATGCCATGATCCTTCGCAGCTTCTTTTAAATCGGTTTCGGACTTTAGCTCACCAAGATAATCTTTAGCTAATGCGTTTAGACTGTAAGACCATCTGTTTTCATCAATTACTGCAGCTGTAATCATTGTATCTATTATCTCACCATTAACTTCAATACCCATTTGTCTCAACCACCCAATATCATACTGTGCATTATGAAATATTTTTCTACATGGTAACTTACAAACATCTTTCATGTAGTTTAAAACTTGTTCAGGTATCATGTTGCCACCACCCTCATGTTTAAATGGGTAGTATCCTTGCCAACCTTCTACAGCTACAGCGAAACCAATAACATACCCATTACCAGTTGCCCAACCTGCACCAAGTTTATTATTAATACCTTCGTCTCTAGTTTCTAAATCTATTGCTATCTCATCATAAGCACTTAAATCTTTATACTCTGATGGACAAGACCAAATATGTTTTTTAAAATTAAATGTAAATTGTAAACCCGTCATAATTTCTTTGGTTGAT